ATGGTGAAGCTAAAATTCATTATTAAGGACAATTCCCTCGTCCTAAGAATAAGTGAGGGAAAAGAGAGATATTATAAGTCCGTCAAACATCTTTTGACCGGCAGTCCGAATCTGGCAAAGCATTGGAACGCTGATAAAGAGCGATTCTCTGCCAATGCTGTTTCCTATTCCGAGAATAATAAGGCACTGGAGGAGTTCAAGAGTACCTATACAAAGCTGCTGTTTGAACACCCCGAACTTACTGCGCGACAGGTGGCATCATACTTCCAGCCTATCAAACAGGTCGGCACCATTGCCCCTCAGAAGCCAACAGAAGAGACTACAGAGGCTTTGGAGTTCAACTTTGTGGAGAAATACCTGGAAGAGATTATCGTGCGCGAGAAGGCGAAACAAGGCTGTAATTTTGAGACGTACTCCAAGCTACTGAGCAAGTGTCGCAAAATCATCAAAGGCTTCTCGTCATTAACCTTCCAGTTACTCGATTACAAGACTTGTGTGCGACTGGCTCATACGTTTGCTAAATATGACGGCTATAAAGGCACAACCAAGGCTTTCAGGAATGTACTGGGCAAAGCAAGTAAGGACCATGAGGTCCCGTTTTCTCTTACCCAGATAGGAGACTTTGTATTTGCCGATTACAATCCGAAAAAGCATTGTGTCGATGACAGGAAGCCCGATGTGCTTACAACCGAGCAACTGAAGCAATTCCTTAATGCGGATTTGAAAACTTTTACACCTACATATAAGGACCGCAAACAAGTTGAACTGTATCATGACTTTTGCGTATTCATGTTCCATTCCTTCTTCGCGCCTTGTGATGTAATCAAGCTGAAGTATTCAGACATCACCAGAGCCAATACAATCCGTGTAAAACGAAAGAAGACCCATCAGCCTGTAGAAGTGCCGGTATCTCCAGCAATGGCAAATATCATAGCGAAGTATAAGGGGCAAACGGTTGATGGATATGTGTTCCCGATTATGGATGACAAGAAAGAAGCGGCATACACAACAGCCGACTATTTATTCAAGAAGTTCCGCGAGAAACTTAATATATGGTTGAAGTGTGTAGGGAAAGAACTGGGATTGGATTACAGCTTATATGCTTATGTATTTCGCCATACAGCCATTACCGTAGCCTTAGATAGCGGTTTGCCTATCTCATACGTTGCAATGGCCGCTGGAACGAGCATAGAGATGATTCAGGAGCATTACTACAATGGTGATAGTATAATCAATCAGCAGAAACTACAGATGGCTTTTATGAAGGCTGCAATGTAAAAAGTGAGAGACTTTATAAACCCTATCATCGTATGTTTCCTATTCTTATTAAAACGATAAAAGAATAACAATATGGAACTACACATTAAGGACAGAATCTACATTCCACAGCTTCTGCCAGCGCAGAACTCGTTTATGGAATACAATTTGAAACGTGAGATTATCAAGAAGGTCGCTCTCACTGAAAAGGATAAAGATGAGTATGCGATTGTAGAAGACCAGCAGGCCGGTAAGGTAACTTGGGATAGCAAGAAGGACATGGAACAGCCATTGGTTGTTGAGTTCAGCAAGCAAGAAATTGATTACCTGAAGAAATCCTGCGAAGCCCTTGCAGAGTCTGCTTATCCAGATGACCTATGGGCAACAGTCGAGAAAATCTATAACGCAGCAAATGCGTAAATATCTTGTTTCGTAACTATATAATCAAGACGTGCCTTCCAATGGTGCGTCTTTTTCTTTAATTAATGGCATACGGCGTATTAAAGGCTCCAAAAAATCTTGTAATCAATTTGCAACCATCTCCTAAGCAATATGAACTTTGGAAATTGTTGCAACCTGATTATTGTCCTCATTGTGGCGGCCAGATTGAACAGGTTTTGATTGGATATGACGCTAAAGGCAATGCGCAATATAAACCACAATGTAATAAATGTCAATCCCAGGATTTGCCTCAGCTTATTCTTGGTGGTGGAGCTGCTGGTGGTGGTAAATCATATTTAGGCAGTTGTTGGATTATTAGCAGTTGTATTCGATTTGAAAACATCCGCGCAGTAGTTGCCCGTAAAACAATCAAGTCATTAAAGGAGTCTACATTTAATACTATTAAGACAATTCTAAAAACATGGGGTCTCAAAGAAGGAATTAACTATAAAATCAATAACCTGGAGGGCACTGTGACTTTCTGGAATGATTCAGTGATTCTATTGAAAGAAATGGTGGACTTACCATCTGACCCTAATTTCGAGCGTTTTGGTTCATCCGAATACACAATTGCATTTGTAGACGAGGTGTCAGAAATTTCAGAACGCGCAATAGAAGTCTTGTTTTCTCGTCTTCGTTGGAGAACGCACGAGACTTTCAAAACTCCGCGTATGTTTATGTCTACTAACCCCTGTATCACATGGGTACGTTCCAGATTCGTTCAAGATGATGAAGGAAATCCAATTGTATGTAAAGAAGGCGAAGCATACGTACCATTTAGTATATTTGATAACCCAGATATTAAATTCCGTCAAACATACGAAGCGTCTCTTAATAAGATTAGAGATCGCGCGACACGTGAACGCTTATTGTATGGCAACTGGGATTTCGTTGATACTAATATTATGGCAGCATATAGCTCTTTTGATGGAGAGAAACATCTTGTTTCCAACTTAAAAGAGAAGGTATATAATCCTCTAAAGCCAATTGTCAGTAGCTGGGACTTTAACGTATCTCCATTTATGAGTACGCTATCACTCCAGATTGATTATGACAAAAAGAAAATATATGTATTGGAAGAGATACTTGGCAAACCAGAGAACAAGGACAATAATACTCCTAAACTATCTCAAAAGGTTAAAGACAAGTATTTAACCGAAAAACATACGGGAGGTCTATTAATTACTGGAGACCCGGCAGGTTTAGCTCGTTCTACCCAAACAGAAGAAGGGGTGAACAATTATACGATTATCCTTAGCAATATGAATAATCCTATATTAAGAGCACATAAAAAACTTCTTAACAAACAACCACCACAAGTGGCCAGATTGGAGTTTATAAATAGTCTGTTTGAAGGATATGATGGCTGGGAGATATTAATTGATATGCGTTGTCGCAAATTTACAGAAGACTTGGTGTACCAGAAGAAAAATGCAGATGGTACAAAAAATAAGTCAAAGGTTACAGACCCGAAATCAGGCGTTAAGTATGAGAAGTACGGTCACTTGTCAGACTGTTTTGACTATGCGTTATGTCTTTGTATAAATGAAAGCTGGAACAAATTCCGCAGTTCAAGAAAAGTATTGGAAACAACGGCAACACCAATTTACGGAACCTTTAATTTTTGATAATAATGTATAAGCGTTTTCTTAACAACAATGACTATATCGGCATCATTACCGAAGAGGCATTATTGCAACTGATTCGAGGCAATGAGGAGCGTCTTGCACAGGCAGAAGAAGCTGCTGAATCATCTATCATTGAATACCTCATTGACAACTATGAAATTGAAAAAGTATTGACAATCGGTAAAAATTTGATGGGGTATAATCCTCAAATTATTTACCCGGTAGGTGCCCATTTTTATAATGAAGGGAAAGTTTGGGAAGCGTTGCGTTCCATCAATGGCTATAAAGCCCCTTCAGATGTGGTTTATTGGCAAGAATACACAGACTATATATATGATGAAACCGCAGTAATTGAGTATTCCCAATTGCGCAATTATCAGCCTGGTGACATCGTACATATTAACGGTTCATACTATATTTGTCTTGAACCACACGGATTAGACTTTAATGATATTCGTGTACCCGGTATAAATGCTTGGGAGGAAGTGATGTCTTATGAATGGCAAGCGAATTTTGAATACGAGTTATGGAATGTAGTGAAATGGGAAGGTAAATTCTACACCCTAATGAAACTGGATGATGCGGATTGGACTATGAACCCATTCGATTCTGATAATTGGGGTCTTATCGGAGACTATGATCCAGAATACCAATATCAGTTCTCAGAAACAGAATATGTGGTTTACAAAGATAAGGTATATGCTCCTACGATGGATGTCAATGCAGACGAGCTTAAAGAAGGCTACAACATTCGTCAGCATGACCCCAGAAATGGAAATGTAAAGAAACACATGCTTCGTCTGGCTATTTATGAGTTACACAAGCTCATTTCACCAAACAACGTAAGTTCTGCCCGTATCACAGATTATGAGACTTCTATCATGTGGTTAAGAGATGCTGCAAGGATGAAAATAAATCCACAAATACCACGCAAACTGGATGATGAGCATAAGCCAGTTACGGAATATGCAATCGCCACCTTCATGCGTGACTATGACCCGTACCAAAATCCTTGGCAAATCTAATTTCTTTTCTTGTTTATAAATAAAGAGCCTGTCTAACTTTTTAGTTTGTTAGACAGGCTCTAAAATTACCAAGTAAATAAATTATAGCTAACACCAACTCCAATATAAGGGCTGACCTTATTACCACATACACCCATACCAACTTGCACACCCAGACCCCAACGGCCAGTATTTAATTTTTGTACTTTTGTTATGGTTGTTGTTTTAGGATATACCCAGCAACTATCTAATTGAGGATTATAACCACTTACCCACGCAGTAAAAGATTCCGTTTCATATTTTCGCTGGGTTATTGGTATAGATAATTTCGTTGAGTCAGGCGTAGATTCTACAACTTGTATTTCTGGTTGCTTATCCTCTGTTTTCGTTGAGTCAGGCGTTTCGGGAGTGGTTGGTATAGTAACATACCGATAACGCAGTACAACGCTGTCTCGTGGCACAGGCACTGGATAGGGGATAGTGTCTCTTACCGTTAAAGTATCTGTGTACACATTACTATAATTTGTCAGTTGCACATTTTTGTTTATAGAAAACATCAATGCAACTGACAAAATCACAACTAAAATCCAAGGTAACTTTTTCATGGATGAACAACAACTGTCTTTAAGAAATTAGGGAACTCAGCTCCTACATCAAAACAAGGGCATGATTTAATCCACTCTGCTGGCTCGACCTCTCCGTCTCCATCAGAATCTGGTGAGGTATCTCTATGCCCAAGTATTTCAAAGATTTGATACTTTTGACAAATCTCAGATACTAAGTTATGTAGAGCCTGTTTTTGCGCTTCAGTTCGTGTATCTGCCGGTTTACCATTTGAGTCCAGTCCACCAATATAGCAAATACCGATACTGTGCTTATTATATGATTGACCAGAGAAACCTTTTGTGTTGCAGTGAGCACCATATTTATTAAGTGGTCTGCCTGGTTCTATGGTACCATCTAAATCAATTACGTAATGATAGCCGATTTGATTGAATCCACGTTGCTTGTGCATTCTATCAATATCTTTAGCTTTGAAATTCACTCCTTCTTTAGTGGCTGAGCAGTGAATTATAATAGAGTCAATCTTATTCATTCAACGAAAGAACTGAAAGGTAAATACCATTCTTGTTCGCCCTCATACGGGGAACCATCAAGAACAGCCCAGCAGCCTCTAATGGAACCGTCTGTGCGTTTAATGATTTCACTTACCTTTGCGCTTCTTCCAATTAACCCCTCCATTTTCATTTCTGTCAATGCAACAGAGGGTATGATATATATGGTTTGTCCGTTCTTCATATTAATAGCCAGTAGGCGGTTGACGGTGAGGACAAGATGGCTTTTCACATTTCAAGATTTTCAAACGAGTGTTTTCCACACTAAGTTCTGTTATCTGAATATGTAATTGAGCCTTTTCATCTCTATGTTTTGCTACATCAACATACAATGAATCAATTTTTTTGTTTAGTTCTTTATTCTCGTTATGAGCCTCTTCATACAACTTATGCCATTCATCGGACTGTTTGGCTTCGTTTTCAATATTTTGAGCTTCATTTTTTAGATCTTCAGATTTACGTTTCTGAGGAAGCAATAAAAACATCATGATATTTCCACACACCATGCCAACCAAGGCAGTGATTATTTGTTCAAGCATTAAAGTTGTTAAGAGTTAGATTCTGGTTTAGACTGTTCAGGTACAATTACATTGAATGTGATACCGCCTTCACCACCACCTTCAATGTTCAACTTACTAACTTGCGCTTCTTTTACTGGGTACATTTCCATCAATGCTTTAGTTGCACTAACGGCCACACTTCTTAATGGAGCTGGAGAGAGCCTTGTGCCGCGTCTATCTCGATATTCCGCTGTAGAGGTTTCTTCTATAATGTGAACAAGATTCTCGGTTAGAAATTTCTTCATATATTTAGCCTCCTCATACGTCATATCCTCCAGTTCTTTTAGATACGCCTGGATGTCCTCACGCATTAAGAGGGTTTTAGCTAAATGCTTTGTATGTTTAGAGTCACATTTGAAAACCTCAGAATAACACTTTGCAGCGTTGCCGGCGTATGGCGCACTACCATTTACGTACAGCTCACAAAACAAAATTTCATTTTCGGTTAATTTTGAGTCCATTACTTATTTAGTTAAAAAGCCCTGCAAAACAGGGCTTTTGTTTAATATGAATAGAGATATTCTACTCATTTTGTTTTTTATGTTCAAGCAATTTCTCCATAATGACATCTCTGAACAAGTTGCCGATTCCAGTAACCGCTGCTTCAACGTCTTCAATACTGTTTAGATACTCCATATTGAAGTTGATTTGCAGGTCATATCCAGATATTTCTACCAGTGTTTTATTGATGTCTTCGTTGACTATTTTACACACCGATCTGTCCGAAATCATCTTAAACTCTACACGTGGTTCATCAACCGTTTGTACTGTTTCTTCTGCCATATCCTTATATCTTAAAATGTTTCCTACTTTTTTCTGTTTTAGTCATTGCAATTTCGCCACCCTCAATAACACCACCAACACTTCTCATTCTTTGTGTGAGAACTGCGACAACATTGGTAGTTGCCGAAACGTCCGCGTCTGCATCGTGAGCATCATCGAGTTCAACACCAAGTCTTTCGCACATCAATTCAAGTTTATATGATGATGTATTTGGGGTCGCACACATCGCCAACTGTCCTAAAATTATTGTGTCAAGCACATCTGGTTGCCAATGCCCATAGAAGTCTTCGTGTCCTCTAAGATGTTTGGAAACTTCTTTGACAAGACCAGCATATTCCATCATTTGCATAAAGAAACCTTTATCAAAATCAACATTCTGTCCGATTAGAAACGGTTTCATATTCTTTGGAGTTTTAGGAGTATGGTCGGCAATAAATTGGACCACCTCATTTGCTACCGTTACAATATCCACACCCATATTATAGAGCATGTCCATAGTAATAGCGGAATATTCCAGAGCCTTTGATTCGTAATCCATAGGCTTCTCTTCTTCAATGTCATGTTTGTTTTTAAGCACTTTGCGTTTTGCAGTAACGCCTTTGATTTCTTTTTGGTTGTATGGATAAATATATTTCACATACGAACCGAGACGTTCAAATGTGTCCAAACGAGTTGCATGAATTGCAATCTGGGTGCAGGCTGATGTTTGACATTTCAACCCACCAGTCTCAAAGTCTAAAGTGAATGCTACGAGAATTGGATTCTCTTCTTTTGGTGCTGCCATATTATATCAATTTTTGTATTATTTGTAATGCCTTTGTCAGAAACTCTTGCAGTGTACCATTGTTTTCTATAATCGCATTGTAAGCTGCATCTTCAATAGTAACTCGAACTTTATCGCGTTTTAATCTCTCTGGAGAGACAGTTTGACGCAATAACTCAATGTCTCTTTTGATAAGGATTGGCACGATTCGATATTGTTGATCAAATTTTTCCCACAGTTTCAGTAACCCCTTTTCATCAATCACATAACTACACGCTCCATTTTCGGGAACTTGGCTTGTTTGTGACCAATAATGAAAGCCACCAAACTTAGTATAAGCTAACATCTGTTCTTTTGGAGGCATATCACACTCAGACACAAAATGATGGTCTACACCGTCAACTTCACCCTCTCTGATTGGGCGAGTGGTATATGAAACGATGACTGGAATATCCAGCATTTTCTTTAGATATTCGGCCAATGACGTTTTACCGCTTCCTGACGGCCCTACAATTGCTAAAATGGTTGGTTTCATTACACAACTTCTAATACACTACGTTTGTTAAATTGAAGATTATTTTTGCCTTCATAATCACTGTACTTGATAGTTGCAGAGAAAATGATCAATTTATTTTTGGCATTCATTAACGCACCACGATGTTGAGCGTATTCTTCCGGCCAAATCACACATTCGCAAATATCATTGTTTTGCTGGAGCGTGACTTTACAGAAAACTTCAATATCACCTGTCTTTTTACTTGTGAATTTGCGTTCTTCAACATCAACAACCGTAGCGCAAATTGCCACTTTCTTATCTTCTGCTTCCAAAGGAGCAACGTCTCTTAAAGTTGCATAGGAAGCCTTACCTTTCAATTGAGCCTTTGCTTCAGAGTTATCATATATTCTTTTATAATCTATGGCACCAATGCCAGACACCACGATTTGCTGCTGACTCCAGAAATAATGCTTGTTAATCATATCTGCTGGAAAGTCTTTTTCTTTAATTTCAAACCCTAAATGTTCAGCAGCTTTTTCAATAATAGCATATCGTTCTACTACTGATTCAGCATGTTCAACCTTATCGAAACACCCGGCAAGAATCAAGTTTAGGACACATCTCGCATTTACTGGACATCGAGTAGCTTCTTCTGCATTATCAGGATCATCCCAATATTCATACTTTTTCAGTTTGTATTTGAATATTCGGTCAATGAAGTTGTTGATGCTTGTGAAATCTCCATTCTTACGGCGTTCTTCCATAATCCATTGCACAGCCTTAGTTCCGAGTTGCTTGACACGTGATAAGGACCAGAATATCGAATCCGTTGCATAATCTGTATGAAAAGCGTCTTCACTTACATTAATATCTGGAGGAACAACCTTTGCATTGCTACATGCTTCCATCTCTCCCATCAATGTAACAAGTTCATCGTCATCTGCCCATTGTAATGCCACAGTATAGAATGCAGTTGGATAATTAGCCTTCAAATATGCACCAACGTATGATGTAACGGCATAAGCAGTAGCGTGGCTCTTGTTAAAACAATATGCTCCAGCAGCTTCGATTTGCGCCCATATAGCATCTGCATCTTCTTTAGGGCACCCATTTTCTTTTGCTCCAGTCATGAATTTGTCTTTCATTGCCAAAATCTTGTCAGTCTTCTTTTTTGAAATGAACTTCACAAGATTTACGCCCTCTCCAAGACTGAAATTACCAACCTCACGGGCCATGTGAACAATCTGTTCCTGGTACACCACAACTCCAAATGTGTCTTTGAGAGCATTGTACGTTCCCCAAAGATAAGTGGGCGCGACCAGTTTATCTTTTCTATTAACAAATTCATCCAAGTTTCCCATTGTTGCCGGACGATACAAAGCATTTGCCGCAATAAGGTCTCCTATACAAGTAGGCTTTAACTGCGTGAGAAACTTAGTTATACCACGAGAAGAGAACTGGAAGACATTTTGTGTATAACCTTGTCCAAGCAATTGGTACACTCTTTCATCATCAAGCGCACCAGTAGCCAAAGATTCAAGCGATAAGTTAGTGCCATACTCTTGATTGCAGATAGCCATCGTTGCTTGAAGTTTAGATAACTCTTTTGTTGCAAGGCAGTCATTCTTCAGAAGACCGAGTTCATCAAGTTCATAACCGTCATTCTCAGACACAAGAATATTGTCCACCTTTTTTATTGGAACAAAATCAAAGCACTCAACATCTTCTCCATCTTTTTCATCAGGTGTAACCAGCAATGCCGAAGCGTGAATTGAACCTGAGCGCGGTTGAAACATAAGTGTGCGTATATCTTCAAATAACTGCGGATAGTCAGCAATAAACTTTGCCACCTTTTTGTTCTGTGCTGCCAATTTGAAAATGTCTGTATAGGTCATCTTATCATCATCAAAAATTGCTGTCAGATAATTGACCAATGCTGGTGGAATACGCATAGTACGGGCCACGTCTTTAATCACAGCCTTTACTTTTAATGTAGTTACAGTACCAGCAGAGAATACCCTTTGTTTGTTGTCGTGGTTATAACGATGTTCTATATACTCCTTAACCTCTTGACGTTTATCTGATTGATAATCGACATCCACATCTGGGAGCTGTCCACCTGGCCCTTGTAAATATCCAGAGTCAACAAAGCAATCTATCACGGGAATTGGCTTTGTGCTTTTTTTAGTTTGTACACTAACAACTTTCATTGTCTCATCAATTTATAAGTCTCTCTATTAAAGAAGTTGTGCGTGGCATTATAAGCCTTTTCAAATGCTAATAATTCGTCATCTGGGAGGATATGACGATGGTCGATAAAAACATCGGAAATTATGCCTTCAAGTGATGTACATCGGCTTAACGCAACATATACCTGTCCGGGACAAAACACTCCTTTTGTATGAACTACTACATGGTCAAATGTTAAGCCTTGACTTTTATGAATAGTAATTGCCCACGCTAATGTTAGAGGAAATTGTTTACAAGTTCCTTTAATTTCACTTACAATTTTACCATTCTTCATCTTATATTCTTGTGCAGACCATTCACAACGCTCTACGGCCACCGTACAGCCATTATCTAACTGCACCTTGACTACTTTATCATCCAACCCTACAACTACGCCCAGAGAGCCATTGCAGTAGACGTGAGCCTTGTCATTGATTAACATCATCACCCGTGCGCCAACACGTAATGACAATTTTCTATCACATGGTGCGGAACTTAAATTGAAATCTTTTTCAATTGTAGCATAATAGGTGTGGGTTGGTGTTCCCAATAGCTCCTCATTTATACGTTGAACATCTTTACGATATGAGCAAATATGAATATACTGATTATCGTACTCCTCACTTAACTTTCTATCTCGTAACACCTCCAGATCCTCAATATCTTCTTGTGTCAACTTATAAGAACGGATGTTATTCAATATTTCAATGAACCTTGGATTAGTTTGCCTGAAGATATGATTTAATTCAACAATATGAAATCCATGCTTTCTGAATACATACGCATAGAAAAAGTACACGCCACGATAGAACTGGAGAAGGATGTCTTTTTCATTGTTTGTAACAACAGGTGGCAGTTGATACAAATCGCCAAACATGATGATTTGTACGCCCCCAAATGGCTCGTCACTATTTCTATACATGCGTAATTTTTGGTCAATGTAATCTATGGTATCTGGACGCACCATGCTTATTTCGTCAATGATTAGAGCATCTATTGTATTCATCAACTCAATTTTTGAATGATTAAATTGAGTGACAGCAGAGTTAGGATTATGAACTCCAAAAGGAATATTCAAAAAACTATGCAACGTCACACCTCCAGCGTTAATGGCGGCAATGCCAGTGGAAGCGGTAACAACAAATTTTTTCTTACAGTTACAAACCAGCCATTTAAGGAATGTGGTCTTTCCCGTACCAGCCTTACCTGTAATATACACACTCTCATTGGTTGTTTCTATCAACTCAATGGCTTTCTTCATTTCATCGGTTATTGTCATAGTTACAATTCATTTATAGTGAATAGCACGTCCTTGTTATCAAATAGTATATCGTCATTCTCTTGCAGTTCGTCTGCATATACAATGATTGGTTTTTCAGATCCCTCCCGTTTTACGATCAGCTCTGCATCCTTGAAAACCTTTAGCGTGTGACCATCTTCCAGTTCAATCTCTACATACTCATCGGTTTCAATGTCTTCACCGATAATGGTAGTGTCAGCTTTATATAAGCCAGCACGTTCTGGAAGCAAGAAACGCTCGAAAATGAGACCATACTGTAAAGGGTCAATCAATGTAATGCCAAGCAAGTACAACAGTAGAGAACCGGCAGCAGAACCACGACCACAACCAACCAATATGTTGTTTTGTCGGCTCCAATTGCAAGTGTCATATTGGACAAGGAGGTAATCTACATTATTGGTTGATTCAATAATATATTTTTCATATTCCATCTGTTTCCTGTATTCTTCTTGCTTGTCTTCCGGCACCAAGCGTTTTAATCCATCTTCGAGCAATTGATTAAACATGTTATGCACGGTGCCATATTTCTTTTCCTCTTCTGGAAGCATGGTGTATTTCGGCATGAAGTTTCGTGTGTTTTCAAATTGCGCAACGGCACCATCAGAAACCACTAATGTGTTATCGCAACATTCTTGAAACAAGACCTCAACATCCCACACATCGGCATCAAATAGTTGCTCAAATACAGCATAATGTTCATCAACATCTTTGAAATATTGATCATCACTCTGCTCATGTGCAGCACCCTCAGCCACCTTATTCAGTATGATTTTATTTTTAGCATTATCCTTGTCGAGATAATAACAGTCGCACAACAAGATTGGGCGAACTTCAGAATCGTCATACAAATTATCAAAATAGTATTTAGTGGCCTCCAGCACTTTAATGTCAATGCGTTCAGCCTTATATTCAGACAAGTCTACCTGGTAGAATACATGTTCAAACGCATCTAACAAGTCATTCACTAAATCAGGATTTTCCTTTATCCAATAAGATGAATACTTGTCCAGCACCAACACATTGCCGGCACCACGATTAAGCAATTCATTCCATCCAATAGTTTTATCTTCACTATCAACCATAATTGCCTTTTGGATTCTCAACAGGTTACGTAATCCTGATTGAGACTGAACATAAACTTTTGCTCCTACTTTATTATCTCCCTCAACAAAAGTTAATGAATAACCAAATATGTGTTTTATTCCAGCATTAGCGCATTCCTTTTGAAGATTGTAGCAAGCTGCCATCGTATTCCTGTCACATATACCAATTGCCTTATGACCACAGTAAGCTGCTTTCTTAACCCATAACTTCGGCATAAAACTTCCATTCAATAACTCAAACGGAGTATGTACACCGAGGTTCACGAACTGGAAATCATGTGTAGTTTGCACGCGCGTACCAACATACTTTAGGATATTCAATGCGAAGTCCTTTCGTAAATCATAATAGTACCAGTTGTCTCCGAACTTAAAGGCAATATAGTTGATACCTTCTTCCATCAATGCCTCCGGGTCCTCACTGCCATTAAAAATCAGATTACCTTCTTTATCAGTTCTGAAGATGGAATTTATCTTTTCAGTATTTTCCAGAAACATCTTACCCATCCCAACAACCTCTATTACCTCATTGTCAATTTCATTGAAGGATATTTTATTGTTTTGGAGCCATGTAATCAATTCTTTCATATCTGCACTGTATTAAGTTTATATTCTACTGGGGTCTTCAAAGACATAGAAAACACATCGAAAATTTCCCAGAAATCCATACTATCAAAATCTGCATCCGGGTCTTCTATGTAGGCGATAAAAACATCAAAATAATCATTGAGTTGTATGGCTGCTGTATTTATAGCATCTACGGCATCACCGTCATAACCCAATATGACCGTTTTTACCCCCTTGCTTTGCAATTTCCAAATCTGCGTATTGGAAATCTTTTTGCCGAAGGTCGCAACAACTGCAATACGAGTATTGTCGTACAAATCCAATTTCCGAGTAAGAGCAATAACATCAAAAATCCCTTCTACAATTATTACTGTATCAGTCTCATCTTCAATAATAGAGTCATAGTTATACAGTAATTTTACGAAGTCGTTTTCTATGCTGTTATTGTAACGCCTTATCTCATATTTACCGTTACGCCTTGCTTTCTTATTGTATTCATCTATTTCAGACTTATCCCAAATATGTCGAGAGATATACCCAACTGTATCGCCATTGTCAATAATTGGGAATACTACATAATTGTCGAACTTAAAGTTAAGACCTCTTGTGGTACCAACAGGGAAGTATTCGTAATCATCAAATGTAAATCCCCTGCTGTGTAAATAAGAGTTCCTAAAACACCGCTTCCAGCCTTCAGGCATTTCCACAATTGACAACTCATCATCAATTTCCTCCTCTTCCAGTGAGAAGAATTGAGGGATCTCCAAAGGCTGAAACGAAGCTGTGTCTTCCAATTTCAAATCGGGTCGGCCTATGTCATCTAAAAGTTGGTTAATATCTTTTGTCGTATGATGACATGAGAAGCAATGGCTCATGAAAAGTTTCTTTTTATCAGTCTCTTTACCGATATAAATTCCAAACTTTCCACCCTCTTTACCACAGTAGGGGCAACGTGGAACAATTAAGTTCTTATTGCCGCCATCTGGCTTAGCTTTGAGTTCTATCATAAGTTCTTTAATCAAGAACTCTTTATCTTCTCTACTTATATACATATTACCCAACTTTATTGATATTCATAGTCCTCACTTGATCATAAAATTGCTCATTGTCATAGTCTGTGGCAATTTTGAATGGTTCTCCCTTTTCAAAGAAGCGGCTCTTAGCAACATTCAGACGCATGGTGTGTTCCTTGCGTTCTCTGTCAGATTGATTTAAGGTAATCAAATGTGTCATTGGTCTTGCAAGACCTTTAGCTTCAGCTGTATTAAACTCTGTAAGCACATTCTTCTCATCATTTAACCAGTCTCTATTTTCAATTGTAGACTGGTAAGTGCCAACCATCCATACGTTTTCATCAGCTGCCAAATCTTTAAGATCATTGGCTACTGCAATACGTTTGTGACGCTCTCCATTTTCACCGTATTTACGGCCAGAAGAGTCAGTAAGAAGGTCGATTGAGTCTATAATTACTACATCAGGATTGATACCGTAGCGTTTCTTAAAATCTTGAATGCCATTTCTAATATCAATGGTTGATACATGCGCATTAAATTTAGGGTATGATTTTACATATAGTTTGCCGGACACCGCTTTGAGCATAGCCTCCATTCGCGCAATATCAACATCTCTAATTGTGCCTGTCTCATAACGATATGTACTACAAGATACCAAAGAGGCAGAATACGCATTAACTACCTCATCTTTACTACCCTCTAACTGAAAGTGCAGTACATTCAATCCATCTATTTGACAGGCATTTTTACCTATCCAACGTGCTGCATGACTCTTACCAACGCCGGTAGGTGCCATAAAACACGTTAACTGGGTGCGCAAATCACGTCCATTGTTCATTGCATCAAGTTCGTCTATATAGAATCGAGTAATCGGCAACATTTTATTGTCAGCATTATGTTTCTGGCGATTTGCCTTGAAACGAATGCCGAATGTGTCGATTACGTCTACAAACTCTGATGAACGAAGATTAAACGTAGATGCCCACTCAGTATATTCCTGTAATTTCTTTGAGGCTTCTTCATGCCCCGATTTATTGTACAGTTCGCCTACCTCCTTGTAGATTTTCTGGAAACGCACCTGTTTAATGTAGTTCTCCAGTTGCTCCAAGATTTGTTCAGTTTCAATCACAGAAGCACTATCATAAATATCATCCAATAAAGAGACTGCGCTTTTGTTGTTTGCAATCATCTGTTTTAGGATGCTAAAAGTTGGTGCTTTCTTGTAATCCTTGTAATAAGAACGTAAGCAACTATGCAATGTAATAAAATCTCTGTCCGGCAGATATTCCTTACGAACATGCTCCATAACAACTGCAAGGATATAGTCATTTTCCATGCAGGTATAAAACAGGTCCATTAAAAATTCTTCTGTTAAGACATTACTTGTTTGCTTCGCCATATTCTACACGTATTCGGTAGAGTTCTGGGAATTTGCTTTGTGTTGCTTTCTTACACTTTTCCGTATAGTTACATTGCTTACATGCGTCTGATACAGGGGACCAGCCCAATGTAGAAGTCTGACAAAGCAAATACCCAACCTCTTGGTTTAATAGCCTTTTTTTAGAAGCCTCCTCAGAATGTACATAAATGTACTTAGCCTGCGGGTGCTCCCTTCTATCAATTATAAGATTTACAAGATATTCTCTGCTCAATTGAGCACTTGATAACCATGAGTTCTCATAATAGGCTTTACCTTGCTTACTTTCTTTCAATCGCTTAATTGAAGATGGCCCGAATGCTTGTTTTACGGTCCAGTTCTGGCGATTGCGATAAGTATAAGCTGTGCAGACGCAAAAATCAACAAGTCGTTCCTTTGTTACGGATCCAAACTCTTTTTCAAACAAGTCTAAAAAGTTTGATAGAGTTCTGATTGTAGCCCCACCTTGTGAAAACTTAAAGGTGGGGTCTACTAATCTTCTTTGTATCTCAGTGAAAACGGTAACTGTTTGTTTAATCAAATTTTCGCTTGCCATCTCTCGTAAGGTGTTTTTTTAGATACTGACGGGCAAGAAATAATCTACTTTTAACCGTTTCAATATTGCGAGATTTTAGCGTGCCCTTATTATATTCAATATCAGCTATTTCTTTTAATGAGTACCCGGCCTCCTGGAGTAACAAAGCGTCTTTGTGAATCGGCTTCATTGAATCCAAGACTGCAAGTATGTCATCGTTGTACAATTCACGATAATTGTCAATCCCCATTACATTAGCACTCGGCTCTGAGTCTTGTGCGTAGTTACAAAAGTCTTCAATATCATGGTCATCGTTTTTGTTATTGTGACGATTGCGTCTTCTTTCGAGTTCTGCAATTTGTCGTTTGGTTACGATATGTAGCCATGTATGAATAGACCTATTTGGGTCATAAGTTTCAATTCTTCTGAAAAAATTTATTAAAACTTCATTATAGTTTTCTTGTACGTTAGCTGGATCATAAGTGTAGTTCATACATAACTTATAGATCATGTTATAATAAGGAGCTACGTATTTTTCATATAGTTCATTTCTTAATGAAGCAACTTTAGGATCTAATTCTGGATCTGTGTATTCTGCTTCGCATATCGGCTTTTCCACGACTGTGCAACTTCTTGATTAAACAATAAAGATGCACGTGGATTCAAGTGATTATTCAAGCAATACAATTTCCATTTTTGTTCCTGTCTAATAAATTCAGACCTTACTTCATCATCGGATGGTTTTGGTTTTTTCTCTAAGAACGTGTAAAACCTTCCAAGCAATTCACCAAGCACTGATACATGCTGTGCGACAGCCCGTTCTTGCTGTCTTCTAATACGTCTCGCTTTACTCATAACGATTATTCTTATAAATTAAATTTCTTGATATAATAAAAAAAGATATGTGTTGCATCTGCCTCATTATCATCAACTGGAGTGGTCTTCCAGCGTAATTGACAGAACTTCATCATCATTTCTTTAGTCGCATTGCCATTTCCAGTAGCCCATTTTTTTACTGTTTTTGGATTAATGAAGGTTGGCTCTGGTAAATCCAATGTGTCGCATATTTCCATCAGTATGCCTCTGAACTCAGATAGTTTTCTGGTGTCTGTGAAGTGATTATTGACGCTCACATCCTCAGCAACTATCACTTTAATGTTATGCTTTGTGATAAACTCAATTAATGTGTTGCGGAATGCAGCGTGTTGTTTGTTGTTGTTTCGCCGCATAGATTCGGTAAAATTCCATGTGCCGCTACCGTGCATTGAGTAATATCCTGTATGTGTGGCAATATCTAATGCCAGCACATTTTCTCTTGTCACTCTTTCTTCACTTTCATGTTGATTAACCATTAATAAATGATACACCGTTTTGTTTGTTGACTACCAATTTGTATGGATAGTTCTCAGCAATATTACCGTGACTAACCACCAGTGACGTAATCTGGAGTGAGTTAAGTGCCTCAAAGATATTTGCCAATCCTGATTCATCGGTGGCATCTAAGATCTCGTCTAATACGAGCAAATCAAGGCCCTTACCTTCTGCACAGTTTACGTTAGTCAATTTGTGCATTGCCAAAATATTGGCCAAGTTTACTCGTGCTTTCTCACCTTCAGAGAATTTATCAAACGAGCCACAATCAACTCCGTCTCGAATCAGTGAAATAGAAATCTTATCTCTAATTTTACCGGATTTCAAAACAGTATAACCTGAAAATGCAATTCGTATATCGCTACCAATACGTTCAAGAAACTCATTCGTAATTCTACTAAGGTCATTGATCTTTGTATTCGCCAAATGGGTTTTGAACTCAATGAAAGTAGCTTCCTGAGCTTTATAATCTGCCAACTTTGCTGCAACCTCTTCTTGGTGCGCAATCGCCTTATTCCACTCTTCCTCATAACGCTCCTTGCTTGCTTTCAAGTTGTCAATCAAATCAGTTGCGGAAGATTCTTCAATATCCTTGATTGCCTCTTCGTATGACTTAATGGCACCATCAGCATTCTGGCGATTGATTTCTGCATTCTGAGATTCTGTTTCACAACCTTTGATTGCAATATCAAGAATCTCGAATGCTTTGTCGAATAGTTCAAGACGAATATCAGTAATCTCCTTTGTTATTTTGTCGATGCTTCCAGTAATAGAGAGCAACGAAGAAGAGATACGGTTTAATTCAGCCTGAGCATTGTTCACTAATACTTGTGCATTATTTACCTCTGCACTCATAGTAGCTTTCTGTTCAGCGAGAGCATTGTATGATTTACGTTTGTTACGACCTTGTTCTGTAATGTCATCAACTTGCTTGCATTTATCATCAAACTCTTGCTTCGTGTCCTCCAGCTCATCTTGCTTGTCTGACACCTGCTTGCGCACACCTTCAATATCAACATCTCCAGCCAAAGTAAACTCATGTGAACATTTAGGGCACATGATCACTCCTGCCAACTGCGCTTGCAATGACGCAATAGTTCGCTCAATTTGCTGACGCTTTCGTTGCAGCTTTGCTTGCTCTTCTTGCAACTCCTCAACAGAACGAGCCAACCGTTGCATTTCTGCTTTTAGAGTGCTTGACTGAGAATTGTATGTTGCTTCAAATTGCTCATACTGCGCTTTGATGCTATTAAGCGACTTGGTTATTGCTGCCAATTCCTTTTCTTTAGCTTTAGCGTCCTTTTGCAATTGCTTATGTGTTGCATGAAGTGAATCAATTTGAGTAATCAAACTTTCAACTCGCTTCACATAATCTGGCAAACTGGATAATCCGTGTTGTCCAAACAATGTGTTTATTTGAATTTGCAGTTCTTCAATCACTTTACTTGATTTCTCCAGCTTCTGCAATTTAGCATCTACTATATCCAGTGCATCCAAACGCTCATTATTCTTGCTAATGATGCTATTTTGTTCACGGATGTATTCGCGCTTGTTTGCAATCTTGTCTTTCAATTCTGCAATACGTTTGCTCTTATTCTGTGACTTTTCAGTAGCCTCAGCCAACTCAGTTGCAATCTGTTCACTGATTGCCGATACTTTACCAGAAGCCATCGCTACATTGCCTTCAGCAGATTTTAACTCTTCTTGTATAGGAGCCATATCTGCTTGTAGAATTGCTAAAGACTCGTCAACCAAAATACCGTTGCTAAAACGATTAATGATTTCCTTTTTGTCCTTATCAGAACTGGAAAGGAAAGAAGTGTATTTATGCTTAGATAAAATAAAATTGGCATAAATCTCTTCTTTTGTGAGTCCAATAGTGTCAAGGATGTATTTGTTATAATCTGCAACAGAAGCCTGAGCTACATCTTCACAGTCAGTATCATAAGGACCTGTCTGCTTGATGACTTGAATGACCTGCGGTTGCTTTCTTGATAACTGGCGATAAATGGTAAGTTGTTCACCCAGCATATCATTTTTGAGAATCGCAGAAATAACAGCCTCGTTTTCATTGTCGTTAATGATTTCATCAACGCCAACCTTACGCAACGGGCTTCCAGTCAATACAATTGCAATCGCCTCTATAAGAGCTGATTTCCCAGATCCATTAGAAGCCTGGGAGTCGTTGTCTAAGTTGTTGCCAAAAATCAATGTGGTTCGTTGCTGTTGAACATCGTAATCAAGTTGCCTAAACGCACAGAGATTTTTAGCGTGTATATGTCTTAATGTCCACATATCAATCAATTTTATCAAGGTACTTTAATCCCATTTCAGAAGAAATCTCTTTACCGTCACAAAAGCCTACATACTCTTTTTTAATTCCGTTTTTATCAAATTTTTGATCCAAACTATGAGAGTCTACTTCTGTGATTTCAATGCGCTCTGTCACAATTTCTACCTTCGTAGCACCAGCTTCAATAAGTTTCTGCTTGTCGATACTGGACACTTCTGTCGTGTCACAGTTGATACGAGCTTTAACCTTATATTTGCCTGATTCTTTCAGTTCGGACAATTGCTCCAGTAATTGAACATTTACCTGAGATAAAGAAAGGTCCATTACCTTATATCTGGTGTTCGCCTGATTTTCCACAAACTCATAACTACCATCAGTATAGAGAATCGTGTAGCCTTTCGCTTCGTCCTCTCCGAAATTGTGTTGACGAGAACTGCCAATGTATTCGATATTAGTTCCTTGAATTTTGCAACGGTTATGGTAATGCCCTACCAATACAGCATCAAAGTCTTTGAATATTTTACTGGGAAGTTCTTTTTCGTTTGCAGTTGCCAATGCGCCATTTATACCTTCATGAATATACAGCACATTATGCCTCCTATGATCGAAATCATTTTCCAGAATTTCATTAAGGCGTTTAATGAAGCTGCCGTCTTCTGGGAAGTAGCTCATGACATATAATGTCAGATTATCACCATATTCAAGTGCTGTATAATCATCCACAATATATACATGTGGGTATTCACTAAATATATGGCTATAACCAAGCAGCGATTCTTGATCTACCTTATCGTGATTACCTTCAGCCAACGTAACGTCTATGCCAGCATTTGTAGCCTTGATAATAGCCTGGCGAACCGCTAATAATGTACTGAGAGTTTGAGAAGAACGAGAAAGCCACAAATCGCCTCCAACTATAATTTCTGGAATATCACGCTTTTGACAGATTTCAACTGCCTCATCCCAGTTTGCATGAAATTCAGCAATGTTATCTTTAGATGCGTGTATGTCGTTGATTAACAACGCACATGGAATTTTACTAACTGACATAATTCAAGTATTAAAGGGCACGCCAACTTAATGACGTGCCCGATGAATAATGTGGTTATCGTCTTCTCGCTGGACGTGCAGCACGTCTTTCTGTACGGACAGCGGGTTCGTTAGTATCATCACTACGTTGTCTGCGTGTAGGAGCAGGAGCTGTATCTGCTGGTTCATCGTCATCCTCTTCCTCCTCTTTTGCAGGAGCAGGAGCAGAACGTCTTGAAGGAGCAGGAGCTGGAGTTTCCTCTTCCTCCTCTTCTTTCTCAGCAGGAGCAGCACCGCTATCACCAGCCAATGCGTCTTCAATTTCGTTCAAGAGGTCAAGATTAGTCTTGGTGCGGCCCAATGTGATGTTCAAGCCGTTATCCTCAATGTACTCCTTGATTGACACGCGGAGATTGCGGCCCTCATCTGACTTATCATCAAGACCTTCGTCATCCAACTGCTGCCACTCGTTCCAAAGAGCGTCAAGACCATTCTCGTCATTATTAGCAGAAGCGTTTTTAGCATCGCCACCACCAAGAGTGAAGTGAGACTGGTCATCAGCCGGCAATGCAAGTTTGATAGTCTCAATACATTCTTTAATAGCCTCTTCTTTCATGACTTCAATTCCCAGTTTCTCGTCCATCTGCTTCAAGAATGCGATAGTAGCCTCCAAGTGGAAACGGTTATAACGGTACAATACCTCCGGCAATCTTGGTGCATCCAACAAGGTCTGCAATTCGTTCTCACTCAATGAATCTGTTTCTGAGAGTGTGTCGATATTGAAAGAATACTCGGTCTTCTTTTTCTCAGTCTTACGTGTAATCTCTAAAGCGTATGCACCTGTGATAGATGAAATAGGACAAGGAACTTGGCCGTTCTTAGACAGTTTAGCCCATAGCTTCAACTTGCGATCTTCCAGCTCTTTATACTGTGCGTATGAAAGCTGAAGGATTTGCAGGCCATCGCCACGCTTATCCAAATCATACACGTACATACAACGCTTAGAATCCCACTTCAAACCACCGTTGAAACTTGACTCCTTCAATTTCTTGCACAAGGCTTCGTCATCAGCATACAAATCGCAAGCTGTTGAAACGTATGTGTCAATAAGGTCAGCTGGGAGGTTGGGGAACGCATATTTTGCGTTACAAACATTGACGAATGTGATTTTTGGCTTACCCTTAGCGTCTTTCTTGCTGTCCTCAATCTTCAGCACAAGTTCCTTAACAGGGTACTCGTAACCCTTACGTTCCAATGTCGCGTTACCTTCTGCGTCAATTACTGGAGCCAAAGGAAGAATACGCACAGTGTATGTGCCATCCTGTGAAAAGCGAAGATACGCTGCTCTGTTACCACTTTCGTCATTTGACTTCTTCTTTGCCTCTTCAAATGTCTCTTGGTGAAGGGCAAAAATGTCCATAGCGGACATCATTTTTACTTGTTCCGTACTCATAAGAGTTGATGATGTTAAATTTTTCGAGAATGATTTTTCCACATTTCAGCGTATGCTTCAGCATAAAGTTCTCTTGCTTCGGCTTCTTTAATCTCCTCCCTTGTTGGGATTTTGATATTCCACTGAGTTGCAGCGTGATGAATGATTTTCTCAATAACATCATCCATCTCAATTGATTTGTCGTTTTTAAGGTCGAAATATTCGTACTTTTCGCCTTCGATTGTACAGGTATGAATTGGTGCATATACTTCTTCAAAGTACCTGTATAGGGCATCTACTGGAGGGTGGTCAGGTAAACCATCAGAAATGGTTTTTAACACAACCCCAAATAGATACTTCAATTGAGGTAAAGAGCGATTCTTTTGTTTGTCAAATATTAGAAATCCATATTCTCCATCTGGCAAATTGTCCAGCGAATCTAACTCATGGGTGTCGGCATCGCCTTCTCGGACCGTGACAATGCCCTTAATCTTAATCATTACATAGAGCGCGTTGATTAAATTGTGAGACAAAGGTACATATTTTATTTCAAACTATGCTAATAAATGGCAAACATTTTACACTTAAATTTGCTATACATTTTTATAATACTATAATTCAATATATTACAAAAATATATAATCTATTTGCACATATATTAAAATAGTGTTTTGGTTTCTATGATGCGTTGATTAGTAGATCCTCGCCATTTCAAATTTGGAACCGCGAACTGCTCCATATATGGGCCATCAACTATTACGTCAACATAATGCAACACTTCTTCAAAATGCTCCTTTATATGCTCGATTGTGTAACCTGACCACATCCAGATAGTTTTATGTGGATATTGTGCCTTAATCATCTTGCATAATTCCAAAATACCTTCATATTGCATTAAAGGCTCACCTCCCAGTATGGAGATGTTGAAATTATCCACATTCAAACTATCACACACATCTTTTACAGACATCTGGAGGCCGGAATTAATATCCCATAACTGTTTGTTGTGACACCCTGCACATCGTATAGGGCATCCCGAAACATATAAGGCATTGCGTAACCCAACCCCATCAACAGAGGTTGAGTACGCAATTTTGGCTATAAATAAGTTCGTTGCCATTAGTCGTGAGTTACGCGGTCTTCCAATTCAGCACGTTTACCAGCATTCCATCTGTCAGTAGTTCCGACTAAATACCCAGTAATACGCTGCAATTTATCAATAGCCTTGCTTCCGCAGTTTGGACATATTTTCAAATCTTTGGAAGCATCCTCATATCCACAATTCAAGCAACGATTTCGATTGTGATTGATAGAGCCATAACCAATATCATACTTGTCAATCAAATTGACAATATCCATAATGGCTTCTACATTATGAGTAGCATCACCATCCATCTCAACATAGAAGATATGGCCACCACCAGTTAAAGCATGGTATGGAGCCTCTATTTGAGCCTTATGCGCGGCACTACACTTGTAATAAACCGGAATATGGTTAGAATTGGTATAATACTCTCTATCGGTTACGCCTTCGATAATGCCATATTTAACCTTATCTTTTGCTGTAAACTTACCAGCCAATCCTTCTGCTGGCGTTGCCAAAACAGAATAGTTCAAGTCATAGTAGTCTGCTAATTTGCCAACTTGTTCACGTAATCTGGAAATAATACGTAGACCTAATTCTTGCGACTCAGCGGATTCTCCATGATGCTTACCTGTTAAAGCAACCAATGCTTCTGCAAGACCGATAAATCCAATTCCGAGAGTACCATGTTTTAATACCGGGCGAACCTCATCTTCTGATGATAAAGTCTCAGAGCCAATCCACATACCAGACATCAACAATGGGAACTGTTTTGCCAAGGCGGTACACTGGAATTTGTATCGTTCATACAATTGCTTACCTGCAACAACGACAGCTTGGTCAAGTTTTAGCATAAAATCTTCAACAGGATTAGGACTATTTTGTACTGACAATGCCAATCCTGGAAGGTTCAATGTTGAGAAAGATAGATTTCCGCGAGCAATTGAAGTCTTTTCACCAAAACGATTTTCAAACACACGTGTCCTGCATCCCATTGTCGCAACCTCATACTTGTATCGCTCAGGATCTGTAGCGGACCATTTTTCATGACGATTAAACGGCGCATCCAGATTTACGAAATTGGGGAAGAATCGCTTTGCTGTTACCTTACAAGCGAGCAAATATAAATCATAATTTGGATCGCCTGGTAAGAAGTTCACCCCACGTTTCTTTTTCCAGATTTGAATTGGGAAAATAGCAGTAGAATGATTACCAACACCATCGTATGTCGAATTAAGTGTCTCACGAATGATACAACGGCCTTCTGGTGAAATATCTGTACCATAGTTGATAGAGCTGAACACAACCTGATTACCTCCACGACTATGAATGGTATTCATATTATGGATAAATGCCTCCATAGCTTGATGAACACGATTGATAGTCATATTGATAGCGTGTTGTTTGTATTTTGCCAACCCAGACAGTGCAGATATATCTTTATACAAATAGTCAGAAATTGGTGCGTTGTACAAATCGCTCATATCGCCAACGATTGCCTCTAACTTCTTAACCTCTTCTATATACGTTTTACGCACATAAGGAGCCAAGTAGAAATCAAATGCTGGAATTGCTTGTCCACCGTGCATTTCATTTTGAATAGCCTCCATTGAAATGCAAGCCTGAATACTTGCTGTCTCAATACGCTTAGCGGCACGAGATTCGCCATGCCCAGCACGAAAGCCTTCAGACAAAACTTTTTGAACAGGGTGTTGCAAACAGGTTAATGATTTAGTAGGATAATAGTCCTTGTCGTGAACGTGAAGAATGTTTGCATCCATTAATGCACGTACATCATCAGAAACCAAATAATCATCTGTAAACTCTTTTGTTCGCTCACTTGCAACTTTCATCATCATGCCTGCTGGTGTGTCGGCATTCATGTTGGCGTTCTCACGAGTAATCTCATTTTTCTTTGCTGCGATAATATCAGAAATAATCTGGTTGCTTTCGCTTTTACGAGCCTTGTCGCGTTTGTGACGATAGATGATGTAAGCACGTGCAACATCTGGCAGGTCAGTCTTCATTAACTGATTTTCTACCATTATCTGAATCTCGTCAACAGTCAAGCATTCCTTATTGCTACTATTACGAACTTCCAGAGCTATCTGATAGGCCACTTCTTTATCAGATATTTCACATTCATTCATCGCTTTGCATATCGCCCGGCAAATGAGGTTGTGGTCAAAATCCACGATTCTGCCATCTCGTTTTTCTACTTTCTGTACCATATTAGTCCTTAATATAACATCCGATTTGTTTATCAGAAAAATATCGAAGATACTCAGTCATTTCTTGTTGGAATTTTGGCGAATGGTTAAATCCGCAACAGCGAGGTTCACCACAGATACCACCGCGATACACACATTTACGGACCATCATACACGCTAAATCAGGATCAACCTCAGAGATAGCCTGTTTGATTTTCTCAAACACAGCCACAGTTTCTTTGTGTGCCTGACCAGTACACAATCTCAGTTTCGACATATCAATCAATGACTGGGCATTTACCAACAGTCCAAGATTGACAGGTGTGTAACGGTCAGAATTTTCTTGCAACCATTCAAGTTCTCCAATCACAGTTTCTAAAGTGCTTTCCGTAATCTCACCTTTAAGTTGACTGATGACTGTATTTAACTTATCAATCAGTCCAGGATTGCCGCCTTGTCTATCATTACGACAAGTCAACTGGAAAGGAACAGAACCTACATGGTGGCGTAATAAGTGTGTTGCAATAAACAAGGGAATTTGCTTTGCCGTAACCCAAAACAATTGAGTTCTAACTGGCGAATGCTCCGCTTTGTAAATGCTCAACAATGACTGCTTGCTTGTGCCAAGAAATGTCATTTCACAAGCCTCACGCATAAGTTCTACATCTGTTAGCTTTCTAACAGACACAACAAAATCTTTCATGTTGAAATCATAAAATGTAAGTTTTAAGAAGATGATGTATTTCAATTTAATTTACCGTATAGTTCAATAATTGCATGTGCTCTTTGTACTGCTAATCTTAACCCTTCATCATATAGTTGGCGAAATATGGCACCATCTATCAGGAAGCCTTCTTCAATACTTATGTACAGGCACACGATTCGCGTACCGTCATTACGAGGTGGGCATACAGGAGTGTCCAACTCATGCCCTGTTAAAATTGCAGACATTATGTGAAGCACAATCTTGTCATGGTCAGTTTCTGTATAGTGTTTCATATCTTTAATGACTGGGTTGCAATTAAGTAATGGAATGTTTTGCGATTGCCTTCTTTTACAATGAAGGGTGTGTACGCCCATCCGTTCCAAAAGAAATTAGTACGTTGCACAGCAACATTGTACATTAGATCATTAAACTCATATATATTTTTAGGATATTTTATTCTCCATTCCGTTTCATGTCGTAATATACAATGCACTTCACAACACCCACCAACTTCAAAAAATCTGTCCAAAGAAATTTTATTATGTGCCATACTGATGATTTTTAGACAACAAAGCCTCAATTCAAATCTCTCCAATATCGAGAAAGATGCGAATTGAGGCTTTACGTAAAATGATTAGTTGCTCTGCCAGGGGTCGAACCTGGAATCTCAGGACCAAAATCTAATGTGTTACCATTACACCACAGAGCAATCTATTTATGACTTACGTTTTGCCATACATTTAATCAGTAACATCAACACGTAACATACCATTGCAATAATAGTAATGGCCAACCAAAAAGCAAGTCCTCCCCATAATGGAGCAGTTACCCACCACCATGACCAAGTGATGACGTTACATAATTTTAATGTAATGAAAACGATAGCAAGCAAACCTAAAAAAGATATGCCTGTTCCAGATGTTGTTGTTTTGTTGCTCATAATTGTTTCTATTAAGTTATTGCGGAGGCGGCAGGTTTCGAACCTGCAAGCCGCTTTCACGACAGCCACGTTAGCAGTGTGGTGGTTTTACCAATTCACCCACGCCTCCAATTGCAGTGCATACGGGACTCGAACCCGTGACCTCCTGCGTGACAGGCAGGCGTTCTAACCACTGAACTAATGCACTATGTGATGGATCAACCCTAACCACCATGTCCCGATAAGTGTTTGTTGAGTTCAAGGTACTCATAAACTCATGCGCAGGGGCGGGCTTCCACTTAACCCCGAATGGTTTTGAGGGAACTGAGGTGGACTCGAACCACCGACCCAAGTCTCTTGCCAACTGAGCTACCAGTTCCTTTGGGGCTAATAACAGAATCGAACTGCCGTCTCCTGTGCCACAAACAGGCGTTCTGACCATTGAACTAATTAACCCATATACAAATTATTATTTCATGTTATATCTTTTGAACCGTGAATAATTTCGTCTCATTTGTTCAGTACAACTTTGAGATACTATCATTTCATGGGTTACTTTACTAAATATTTCACCAATAATTTCAAAAGACTCTTTATTGCCTTGGCGAGCTTCTGCAAATAATTTGTCAATAGCTTTAACTATTTTATCATCCATCGTCTAATAAATTCTTGTATGGATGACAGGACTCGAACCTGCGACCTCTTGGTCCCAAACCAAGAACACTACCAACTGTGCTACACCCATAAGTGCCCCACGATTGGGGCGATGCTGTAGAATAGGAAGGGGAACGAAATTATCCTACAGCGATGAGGTAGATGCTGGATTCGGACCAGCGCGTGAGATTTAACTCATACGGTTTTGCAGACCGTCACATTCGTCCACTCTGTCAATCTACCATTGCGGAAGGCATCCCACTCGAAGAGAATCCCGTAAAGGACAATCGGTTTTCAAGACCGTTGCAGCGACCTCGCTACTTTACCTTCCATTCTCCAGCATGAGCTTTCACAAGAACACACTGGAATTGTCAATCAATTAAGCCATTTTTAATGGTTGTGTCTCAGGCAAGACTTGAACTTGCGACCTCTGCCTTATCAGGGCAGTGCTCTAACCTACTGAGCTACCAAGACAAGTGGTGCTAAACTTCCCCTGATGGCATACCGGCTTTCGCTGGTATGTAAGGATTTGAACCCCAATTCAACACCTGGAACCGACAAAATACCCAGCTCGGTAAACACTCGCCAACCTACGATTTGGACCGCCCTTTACACTTCTCTTTTCAGAACTTTTTAAGTGTGCAGTGTCTTCGTTCCTGTGCGCATTCAGGCTTATATCTAAGTGCTGCTTCTGTCATGGCGCAGCAACCACCCAGCTAACGATCTGGTCTCAGAGACGGGGCCTGAGAGGTTTCGATCCCGTGTACTTAGGGCTAATGTACCCGATAGGAGAGTCGAACTCCTCTTTCAAGAATGAAAATCTTGCGTCCTAACCGATAGACGAATCGGGCGAATGTGGAGCCTGTGAGAGTCGAACTCACGACCTTCTGCGTGCAAAGCAGACGCTCTCCCAACTGAGCTAAGGCTCCATGAGGCTGTTACGCCTCGTTTGATTTATGATTTGCGTTATCGCCGGACATTCCACATTTTACTGGTCGCATCAGCATTGAATAGGACATCAATATTAGCACCCTGTTTTTCACTGATAACATCCCAAGCCTTCAGACTGATGAACTGTTCGGCAGTCAAACCCATCTTTTGCTGATATGCTTTATCTGAAATCGCACGCTGGCTCTCAGCCTTCTCTCGTGCTAACTCCATTTCATATCTTCGTTCCTGAGTCTGTCTGGCCTGTATTTGAGCTGCGGTATTATTCATTTCAGCTAACTGAGCGTTATTAGGAATCGCTCGTCCTGTAATTACATTAACCACCGTGACTGGGAACTCTTTGCTTTCAGATAGCTTGGCAATATATTTAACCATATCTGCTTTTACACAAGAGTCTATATGTGCGATGACTTCTCGGTTACTTGTTAAATCGAATGGCGAATACTGGGAAACATAATGTCGTGTAAGGTTATTGTACGTTTCCTTGATGTTATTATCATACCAATTCACACCGTAGTTTTCAAGCAATAGGGGAGATTTACCTTTTTGGACTTGAAGTGTAATCATAGTGTTGAAGTCCAATGGTGTGTTCTCGTTTGAGATAATGTCATCCAACTTCTCGGTATATTTAACCGGGATAATCTTGAACGTCTCCGAACTTGTACTCCACCAACACCATGTACACCCGGTAGTCACAGGCTCCTTATCAACGCCTCCATGTCCAAAGAACCAAGGCTTATGAACCAACACTGCTTCTTCATCTGCACCAGGCATAACGCCATGACAACTTGTAAATGATACGCAAGCAAATAGCGCAATCAATAAATACATAAATTTCTTCATGCTGTTAATCATTTTTAATGTCAAAGAACTAATTTCTGCTGGCTCTTCCCAGCATTGTGTCCCAGATAGGACTCGAACCTACAAGCCAAAGGCGTTGGGGCTTAAACCCAATGTGTTTACCATTTCACCACTGGGACGCACCTTAATTACTTAAAGAATTTGCTGAATGTCTTGATTGACGATTCGTTGCTACTTTTAAGTGCGGCCAACTCGGTATTTTGGCTTGCAAGTGAAGCAATCTGTGCTTGGTTTGCTTCAATCTTAGTTTGAATGTCAGCATTCAAAGTCTCCAAATCTTGCTTTGCCTGATTGAATACACTGAGAATGCCTTCTCTACGTTGCTTAAAATCGTTCATAATTGTTTGTTTATCGTTAATTTTAATAATCCATTATCAAATTCCCAATGATGGTTTGGACATAAACCTATTAGGTTATCTGGATGATTTATTTCTGACACTGGAGTGTCATCACTAAATGCTGAAACAGGTTTGATATGCGCAACTTCAAAATAATGCGAATATCCACACACCGCACAGCACAATGGCTTTCCAGATTCTATATAGACTTGTCTCGCGGCCTTTCTAATACCAGCTGCTGCACTCCACCAATTCTTTCTCTTTTTGAAGAGCCGTCCTTTGGTTTCATCCATTGTTTTCACTCTTTTAGAGATGAATGTTGGAAATACCTGAAGTTCATTACATCTTTTTAAGAACGTAGTTTTGAGATTAGAAGAGATGGTGTGTTTATAACCAAGCAATTCAGAAATCTCCACCCAAGTATGTCCTTTCTTAACAACCTCTCTAAACTCGTCAGAAGACAATAGATTCATTTTGCTAACTGGTCCGTAGTTCCTCATTGTTGTTTGTTTAGTAGCGGGAGTGGGACTCGAACCCACGATTTCTTGGTAATGAGCCAAGCGAGATGGCCACTTCTCTATCCCGCGATGTGTTCCCCAATGAATAGGGAAACTAAGAAAATATGGTTGAAGATATTTGCAGATTTTTCTGCGATCAATTTATTTATTTCCGAAATCAGCTGGAGTTTCGCCCCATTGCTTATTGTTCCAATGCACAACTTCGATGGTATCTACATCAGAAGCAAATGCTTTTAGGAATATTTCAGCTTTTTGCAGCTCTTTATTTTTCTTTTTTGAGGCGGTCCGTTTATTGTAGAACCAACTAATAGCAGTAATACTGTCTGTATAGATTATACGAGGCTGGAAGTCGTGTTCTATAATGTATTTTACTGCTTCAACAACTCCAAGAAACTCTCCGATATTAACAGTTTGTTCGCCAAGGTTTCTATAGAAAATGCGTTCTCCAGTAGCTAAATTTATACCTTGATATTCAGTTACTAAACGCTTTGTTGAGTGTGCGGCATCAGTGGCAATTCCTTCAATTGGGCGTTTCATATTACCAATATTGAGTTGGTGCCATTATTGACCCTACCTGTCCTTTAGGTCCTACAAATACAGACGGCTTTAGGCTTGAATGCTTCCAGAACTTACATACAGGTTCATAAAAACGCCCAGACTTTTGAGTGATGTAATAAAGTCGAATAGTATCATAGTACCATTTGCGACCCTGCGCTTTTATTGCCTGCTTCTTTCGCTTTCTGGGAAGTTTTGCCTTCTTATACGGCCTTTGCATAGAATCCATCGTTCCTGAATTTGCGGATAATGTCTGTAGCCGCATCAACAAAATCCTCCACTACTTGTGTTACGTCCTTGATGTCTACGCGCTTTTCCAAAACACTCTTGCATCCCTCGATTGTGCGAATTGTGTCTTTGCGACCATCCATAGGATCAAAACGGATTACCTTATTGCCAAACTTCACTTCTACTACATACACTGCCTTGGGTACATAAGTAGTTTCAATAGTGGCTTTGAATTGGACAGGGTTAACCTCAATCACAACGTATCCGTTCTTCTCTGCCATAGGAATCAATGTTGCATCATACAACACATTCAACAACACGTCACACATCAGTTTTTTGTCCAAGATGCAGATTTTCTTAGGGTATTCTGAATCTTGACGTACACCACAGATTCTGCCAGTTTTAGGGTTTTGCGATACAAAAGAGACATAAGCACCAGTCTTTTCTGACTTGATGAACTTTAACTTGGTATGCACCCTTTTAGGCTGTTCCTTTTCGATTTTATTACTCTCCATATCTAAATTTGTTTAAGATTATCACATGAAAAAAGCATCGTCAAACACATTATTGTTGTGAATGACGATGCAAATATAGCATTATGTCTGTAAACGACAAAGTATTTTTGAGATAAAAATTTTGCTAACTCATTGAATATCAATGCTTTTAGCGTAAATTTGAATATTTGCAAATAAACTACATAACTAACTGATAATCAATGCTTAAATAAAATTCTTATAAATCTCAAAATAGGAGTTTGAAAAATTTTTCTTAAAAATCCATAATTTTCTCTTCAGCCATCAGTTGAATGTCTGGCAAATCAAATTCTCCATCGTTATTACGTTGTTGAATCAACTTGAACTCCGCACCATCTCCAGACAACTCGCTGATAATATCTAATACATCTGAAGCTGGAATGCAAATGTTATCTTCCGTGCGCAATGGAATATTTAGCATTGTAGAAATACTTTTAGCATCATCAAAATATGCCTCATAATTATTTCGCACACGGAATAGTAATAGCATTGAGCCATACAATGACTTATAATGCTTATAAACCTCTATTACTCTTTCGTTCATAATTATAATATTTTGGTGAATACTCGATATTCTATAATTCAATAGATTTCGACACACATGCGTCACATATTCCAGAGTTCCGGGTACTTTCGCTTTTAGTTATGCGCTTACCACATTGTTGACAAGAATATGTGCGCTTACGTTTTCCATACACAGCGGCTTGTACCTTTGTCTTGGACACTTGATACTCATCCATTATTGCCTGAAGGATTTGCTTAACTGTGTATTTTTTAGTGTTTTTGAGCTTTTTCCAATCATACACCATCAGCATATCAACCGCAAGAGAATCATTTATTAGATTCATAGCAGCCATTTTTTCAATGGTGTATTGCGGCAGCTGAAGGATGATTGAAAGTTTCTCAATATCCTTTTCTCTTAATCGTATCATTTTGTTTTATTAAAAATAATCGCTAATGGTATGCCCAACATAAGCCACCCAATAGTCATTAAAAGAGTTTGAAAATTGAAAGAATCTGTTATTTTATCATTGTCCGCAATTAACCATATAGCCAATGCAATATAACACAATACACAAATTATCACTTTGATTTGAAAGCCCCATGCCACTGTCTTTTTACGAGTTGTTAAGTCCAAAGATAATGTGTTAGGTAATTTTTTTATATTGATTCCATGTTGTATGCAAAACATACGAGCTATCTCCCATCCTTGAATTGGAATATCTCGTTTTAATTTAGGAGACAGCCCATAATGTCTAATATACCAATTAAACCAACATTCTAATTCCCCTACGACATTGCCAGTTTGTCTTTTAATTTTAGATAACAACTCTGATTCCTGACTGATAGTTAAATCTACATCATATCCAAATGGAGTTGGAAATTTCAAAGGAGCAACATCAGTTGCGTATGTTTGAATCTTACCCCAATTAAAACACTCTTCTTCAACAGGGTGCATTTTGCGAAAATAATGGATAAAATCATCTATCTCAACTGTGGTAATATGTTTATCCATCAGTCGTAACGCACAACTTAATTCGCTATGATTCGGTTCACAAAATATAAGATATGCGTAATACCTCTCTAAGCTATCAGATAAACGCCAATTTATATCAGACACCTTAAATTTCCAAACCCCATTGTAAGCTAACAGTGGGACTTTGATGTTTTTATCTTGGAAAATAATATATTGCTTATTCATAACAACCAAATGAGTTTGTTGCCTTTATCCCAAATGAAATCAACATTCGGAAATGCAGCTTGTAGTGAAGATTTTATTTTATTCCTGGAAGGGATCAGTCGCTCACTTAAATACAAACATGACGTACTAACGCTATAATCTACATCTTTTTTATATCCATTTGTGGACATTATAGATGCAATATATTTCTTAATATTTTGATTCATAAGCACAGTTGTTATGCAATTAATATACTTATTTCTTCTTTTTCTTGTTCAGCATCATATCAGAGACCTTATCTTTCACCTTTGAAATATCATCACAAAATCCATTGAGCTGGTCAATCGCATTAAGCATACTGTCCCCAGTACGTGAATTTTGCAACCCTTCAGAAAGATCGTCATAAGAGTCTTGCTCATCATCTCTAATTTCTTCGAGGCGAACAATTGCATCGTCTAAATAATCAATTACTTCACCAAGTTCCTGTCTTCGTTCTTTATTCATGACTTAAATTTTCTGCAAAGATACTACATTTAATATTTTTAAGAATGTATGGTGGACAAAAACTTGAAAATAGTGACATATACATATTATACATCAATCTTCTCAACGTGTCCATCCCAATATTCCATATATAATTCCCACTTGCCTTGAAAACGTGCCTTAAATACTTCCTTGGCAAATTCCAAAATTTCCTCTTCAGTATTCCAGCATGGCGTTAAGTCACCCACATCTTGATAAGGAAATCTTGCCAAATGATGTCCTAACTCCTGGTCAATATCAATCTCTTCCTGTGTAATGGGTCTCGTAAGACGTAGTTTATAGGTATAGCACGATAATGGATTTTGTTTCTCACAGTCACAATTCATTGTAGAACAAGATGGCTTATCGTCATGTGCCATATTAACACCTTGCACAGACAACATACCATAATAATGAATGGCTCCAATGCTTACTCCTCGAAAACTTGACACCTGTACTGTTACTCGCCTTACTTTATTAGATGGACGATGACCCCATGAAGGAACTGCGTGCAGCTTACCTTCTGGCCAAACAATATCAAGTCCGCAATTATCTGTAAAAATATCCGGGTACGCATATCGTTCACCCTGACTTCTACGTACAATTTCTGCTAATTTCATACTCATCTACTTAAAATATATTTATTTGTTATTATTGCTGCAATGCCATACAAAAGAAGCAACACGAAAAATAATGCGCTAATTCCATGTGAGGTTAGCAGATAGTGTCCCATGTGATTTCCTATTAAGCCAGCCCATGCCCAAGCACTTAGTGCGAATCCATGAATGACAGACACATTTTGCATCCCGAACTTATCACTGAGCAATGATGGAAGAACAGAGAATCCTCCACCATACCCAGCATTACACATTAGCAATACGCTTACAACTACAAACACACTACTGAATCCCAGCCAATTCCATGATAGGACAATTATAGAACTGAAAAATATTGATAAATACACAGATGCTCTATCCTTTATCTTGTCGGACAATGTAGAATACCCAAATCTACCAATAGCATTCAGGGCCGCAGTACAACTTGCAATGATTGCAACCGATGCTCCGAGTCCGCTTATTGTCAAAATTGTTTTTTCCTGAGAAATCAAAGCCAGTCCGCATGTTATATTTATAAAGAACACGAACCATATAGCCAGGTATTGTTTATTGATAATAAATTTCAAACTATCTTTAAGATTAAACGCAACACCTTTCCACTCTTCACGGCCTTCTGGTTTTCTAATTAACATCGCGCCAATACACATCAAAAAGAAGTATGCGCCACCCAGTATGTAAAACGTATGCGCAATCGTAAATCTGGAAAGAAAATATGTTATAATAGGAGCTGCAATCACTTTCGCTAATCCAAACCCTGTAATTGCAATTCCAGTTGCCAGCCCTTTGTGTTTCGCAAACCACATCATCAGTGTTTTAACAGGGGTGAGATAACCTATACCAAGTCCAATTCCCATCAAAACACCGTAGCATAACATCACCCCCAACGTGCTTCCGGCAGCGATAGATAGGCCAGTTCCAACCATGCCACAACCAAAACATATTGCAGACGCTTTAGCGGACTTTCCTACATTCTTTTCTACAAGGTTGCCACCAAATGCAGCAGACATACCTAAAAAGAATATAGCCAAAGAAAACGCCCATTCAATGACGTGTGGCTGACATCCTAAACTCTCACAAATGCTGTTCCGTAATAAAGACCAGCAATACACAGTCCCAATAGAGCAGTGTATGAGCAATGCGGGGATTGCTCCTCGAATCCATTTATTTTCCATATTACTACCATTTAATTATTTGTGCCCAGCCGGATGCGATGGCCGGCTAACGCATTTGGGCTAATAGCTACTTGACAATTTTCAGCTTCACTTCCACAACCAAGTTGGATTTGTCACCTACCGCTGCCATAGCATTGTAAGTATCTTCAAGCAAAGCTAACATGACTCGATTGCTTTCTTCGTGTGTCATCTTCTTCCAGTTGACACCTAATGATTTTGCAGTTGTCTTAGCAGCCTGATAGAACTCATTGTCTTTTGGAATTTCGTTGATGTCATAAATAGCCTTTTCGCCACTGGCAAATAAGTATTTGCTAAGTGCGATATAGCGTAAATATGTGGAGCGAAATAGTTTCAGATCGTGGTTTCCTATCTGATCTTCCACCTTTATGTCCTTTGTCATACCAATTCCAAATCTGTTTCCAAAGCAACACCTTTCAATGTCACCTCACCAACTTCAACTCGATATACGTATTGATGGTGGTCATTGAATATAGCGTACACTTTCTTGATTTTTCCAATCTTACCAACCATGTTAGATTGGATGTCATTGGCGATAATCTTAACTCTATCTCCAGTCTTGAATTTCGATTTACTCATTGCTCTTGTAGTGTGGATTTACTTTTTGTTCAACAGGGCCATCGCCATATTTAGCGTGGTATTTCTGGAAGTCACATGTTTTTATTTTGGCGATAATACGTTCACCATTACGGAATAGGAGTCCACAAGGAGTTTTGAGCACCAAACCTTCAGCGTCATAATCCTTATTCTCGGCAATTGTTGACTTGAATCCCGCTTTGACAAATTCAATTGCCTCTGGAATGGTCATGTAGCCGATAAGTGGCACAATTGGAATCTCGAATGCCTTAGCAATGTCTTCACATGCTTCACGATTCAGCCACCAGCGGCCAACTTTTACATCAAACAAGATGAAACCAACTCCATCTTTAATGTAATTACCACCTTTTTGAATTTTAACCCCATATCCCTCGCCATAGATGGAAGCCTGGAAGGGGGTCTCCGGCGTTGCTGCTTCGATTTGCTTGTTGAATACAGTGCCAATGTGATACACTGTAAAGATTGTCTTTAACTTCTCCAGCAAATGAGTGGGAATGTTAGCTTTTTCCGTGCGGCCATGAATCGAAATTTCTACATTGTTGCCATCACAAAAGATGTCGCAATGGATATTCGTACCGTCAATTTTCTCAGTGCATTCCCATTTAAGAGATTTCAAATACTCAAACTCATCACACGTCATGTTGTTTGGCATGATGATACTGTTTTCGTCACGCATAAACAGCGTGTTGATTTTTTGATAGTCTGTCTTGGACATAATGATTAAGTGTTAATTATTTAAGCATTGCTCGTAATTCCACGAATTGCGGAACCAGAGCTGTTGTCTCGCAAAAGTTCAAATATGGAAGTGCTTCAGGGAACTGCTCTTGTATGCGTTTTTCACTCTTTAGTTGCATCAAAGCGTCTGACACATCACTTTTATATCTCCTTTTATCACCGCACAAATCATCGTAACGCCTCTTTAACCCGTGCCCCTTTTTATAGTCTTCCTCACTCAACACAAACACTTTTCTATAAATAGGATTGCTAACAGTGCATGGAAGGGCAGAATAATGATAGCTTGGGGCAGTTTCTGATGTAAACTGTATGTGATTGTTTCTGTCTGGAAAGTATTGCGCATACTCATCACCCAATGCCAAAATAGGCGCAGGTATATATTTATTTATCAACACATCTCCAAACTTGGTCATTTCTGATTTAATTTTCTCAATCTTCTTGTCAAAAGCCAAAGCTGCCAATTTATCAGCAGCGTCATCGGCCATTTCTCTTGTTAATCTCTTTGCCATACTTTTTAGATTTAGAACACCACCACCATTGATGGGAATGGTGCAGAATTTTTAGAATCTCCGAATTTAAGCCTGCCTTTTAGAAAGCGAATCTCTTTTGCTTTATGATAGATGTATTCATGGAAATACCGGGTATCTGTTCGAGCCGGAATAAGCATGACCACCGTAGTATTAGGCTTCTTGCTCTCTTCATAAGCCTTCTGCACCCATAACGGAAGTTCTCTACCGTATGGCGGGTTACAAAATACGTTATACCCCCCCAGTTTTGGCGTAAGCCATCAATCTCTTTCGTAAAAAACTTACGACACTTCGCGTTTTCTGGAGTTGCACAAGGGTCTAAATTGAAGTGAAATTCAGCATTTAACTGATCGAAGAAAGCCTGTGGCGTTGCCCACAAATCAGTTGCTGAAGAAAACATAACTGTTGTATTCATCTCTTAATCAAATTCTGAATAACTAATTGAATATTCATTAGGGTTACACTGCTGTTTGATATACTCTTGACATTCTGATTCGCTACCGGTAAACTCATTGTATGAACCTCCATCTGGGGAGTGCCATACCACCCAGCATTGCAATTCACCGTCATCTATACAGCGTAAACCCCTTGTTGTTGGAATATAGTGCTTCATGTTATTTCTATGATTACGCAACTTTACGCTGCATGGTTGATAATGTGTTACATAATGCTTCACAAAGCACACGGGCCATTGTTACCTCAACAGCATTACCGATATATTTCTTTTGCTCGGCTTGTGTACCTATCAAAACATAATCATCTGGGAAGCCCATAATTTTTTTGAGTTCTCCCACCCTTAACATGCGAACCTTAATGTCAACAATGTTATACAATGCCATAAACTCTTTGATTTGCTTCATTGGCTCCGAGTCTGTATTGTAAATGTGATATACCAAACCTTTGTCAGACATAGTTATGAAGTCATGCAATACTCCAGAATGGGTGGCTTCAATCAAATAAGGTGGCATCTTATCCATCCGAGCTATCAGAGTAAAGCACGGATTCTCTATAGAACCGCCAGGAGAGGAATATTGAGGATTCATCAAAAAGTAATCACTCGGCATTACGCATTGTACTACATTCTGCTTTGGGTTAGTTGTAATTGCTGGACATGGATCATCACAACTTGACAGCTGCCCGCCTCCAGAATATTGGTTAACAATGAAAGTTGGATTGACAAGCGCACATCTATCTTTCGTAGTTATAGTTGGAGCTGGCTCATCAATAGACTTGACAAAACCATTTCCGTAATGCACAGATATGAATTGATGATGGTCAATTGTAGTAATAGTGCCAGCAGGTTCGTCTATACTCGAATTTTTGCTCATAGGGTCCCCGCTATATGCTTTTGATAAAAAGCACACTGAAGCAAGTCCTAATCTATTTTGAGTCGCAACGGTAGGGCATGGCTCATCAATGCTGGGCGGTACGTATTTGCCTGCTTGGTTCATAGAATTATACTTCACAAGAAACGCATCCTTACCACCAGCAACAAACTTGATAAGTCCAGCGTAAATACGTCTAAGAGAAGCGTCAACCAAAGGTTTCTTTCGCCCAAACATACTTTTCCCTTTATCCTCAAAATCCAACGCACTTCTTACTGCACCCCAGTTTTTCTTTCCAGGACACGGTTTCTTTGAATGTGTTGATGATGGGAACACAATCGGCAAATCACCTTTCGCAAATATTCCAAAGAATCGTTTTCTGCTTGTAATCGCTCCGAAATCAGCTGAATTAAGAATACGGTGGTCAAACCTATATCCATAAGCACAAACATTCTCAATCCATCGAGTATATGATTCCCCTTTATATTTACTCACAGGTTTTCCGTTTTCATCCAACGGTCCCCAGCTCATAAACTCCTCTACATTCTCAATCTGAATGTAGTCGGGGTTAATTGCTTCGATGTAGCGAAATAGATGCTCAGCAAGAGTTCTACTGTCAGCATCTCTCGGTTGCCCTCCTTTGGCCTTACTGAAGTTTGTGCATTCCAAAGAAGCCCATAATACTACCAAAGCATCGGGGTATTGCGCCCGGCATTTCTTCAAATGCTCTTCCAGTGGCGAAAGTTCCAATGTGCGAATATCCTCTGTAAAGTGTAACGCATCTGGATGATTGGCGGCGTGAGAGGCGATAGCATTCTTGTCATGATTTACACAAGCTATCACCTTTGAACATTGCTCTCCGTTCATACGGGCGGTTTCAACTCCCGTACTTGTTCCACCGGCACCACAAAACAAATCAATATATAGTAATTGCATAGTTTTATCTAATTATGGAATTTCTTGACCGATCCATTGTTTGAATGTGGCGATATTTCTTTCAAATGTCTCTAAGTTCTCCCAGTAGTCAGAAATGAATGTCTGAATATCAGCAGTAGCGGCCAAATCAACCTCCTCCAAGAGTACGTTCTCAGCTGCTTCTTCCCAGCTTTCGTAACTCCAATCTACAATCTCCAAATATTCTCCGTTCTCTAACTCTTCAATGGGTTTATCTACCGCGATAGTGCATTCTCGATTTACACGCACAATGTTTTCCAATGTAGCAAGTGCATCTGTATCATCGGAATGGCGTACATCGTAAATGTAACGCCCAAATGTGTCGCGCTTATGATCAATGTGTTCATCAATCACGATACCGCGTATCACATCACCGTTAGACAATTCCAACATTAAGAATTGCGGCTCAAACTCTAAGCTATCGACCAGCCTCCCCAAAGTCATCGGGAAAGTGGTTTCTACAATGTCACTTAACTTGTCACTCTGGAAATCGCTGTCTTCCATAAGGTATATACACTCATTGTAAGAAAAACCAGCTGCCTTTATCATATCGCTCACAGTTGTATCGCTTGCGCCATTTGCGACAGCGTTCTGTACAGCACACCAATAACCTTTAGAGAAGTCATTAAGGTATGGCTTCAATTCATCGGCTCTGGCATACTCGCACGATAACTCTTCTTCATAGGCATCTGAATCTACAGGGATCAGCGAAATTCTTGTATCATTTTTAATGATTTCAGGCACCTTTGTACATACCTGCATCAAGCGACAATTATTGTCATTAAATGGGTCATACCATACCTTTTGGCCCATTCCAATAAAATCATATTTACTCATAACTTTCTTATTTGAACCATGTTAATAATTTGGGAGTCTCCCAGTAATAATGATATTCTGGATAGCACTCTTTTAGAAGTGTGAGGACTTTGCCCCTGATTGGATGTTTATTGATATGTAAATGATTCGCACGCACTACATAATCTTTACCTCGCTTTAAGCCAGTAAAAGTCATGATACATTTTAGAAAGCTATGGATTGGAATCTCATTACTCTCCTCGATGTATTTTCTTTTCATGCGTTCTTGTATTGTGAATTGTTCTTTTCCCCTGCTCAATAAGGCGCAACCTTGTTTGTTCTGACACTACAGCTTTTACACGCCCCTTGGAATGCAAGGAGAAACGTGTAGCTGCACCACATTCGATTAGATTTTGTTTTACCACTACATCATAATTGCGAGTAACACAATCTGATAAATGTTGTCGATGTTCATCACTTATCAGCCCCCTGATAACATCAAGGCCAAACATTACTTTGTATTCCCAAGCCGTTATTCCGTGCTTTTGAACTACATGAGCACCTAACTTACGAAACGGCTTTCCACAAATATGACAAACAAGTCTGCCATCAGCTGTTTTGACAACCTTACCATAATTAGGGTGGTTTGTCTGAAGTTCTATATTTTCTCTTCCTGTTTTCATTGATTTTACCAGTTGAATATAACTCTTGCTTACGTTTTCTGTATTGCTTTTTCGCTTCAGTCCAATAAGCCGTAGAGCGTTTCTTAGGCTTGCTACGTTTTTGAGGGTGCAGTATGTTCTGTACTGAACGCTTACTGCACCCAAACATAGTTGCCAACTTGCGCTGACTGTAGCCTCGCTCATTCAAAATTTTAATAGCCTGAATTTGCTCTGAAGAAAGTTTTCTACGCTTATCGTAAACTGTACCCGAAATAGGTATTCGCTCACTTTTATAAGGCATATTAATTATAACTTGCTTCTACAATTTTAATGATTTCCTCTTCTGTTAAGTCGAACTCTTCCGGCTCAATGTAATAAGCAATGGTTTCATCTAATTTCATCGCCTCATTAGAAGCAATGCTGCCATCCATATCTTCCAATAATATGGCATCCAATTCAGTTGATGAAATTGTTACCTGTTGCTCATTATCAGTACCAGCGAAAATGACAATATCAATGGCCGGGTACTCTTTACCCAGCCAATTAATACTATATTTTTCCATTACAACTTGAATGTTTTAGTGATTTCACCCTTATAGCCACGCTGTCTTAGGAGAGTGATAAGAGCATCATCGGTTAACTCTTTATTTTCGCTCGGCGTTGAAAGAACGCCTCGCAATGGCTCAAATGCGCACACAGCCCTAACCACGAGACTGAAGTACTTGCTGCCGGTGTAGAAGTTACCATTGGAGAAGTAGACGTACCACGCGTAAGTCTGGCAGTACTCTGAACTACTCCAGCTCCACTCGTCTTTTAACTTGGCATCTGACAATCCAAGTTCATCCAATGCTGCGTTGATTTCGCTTTTGAAAGCCTGCAACATACCAAGTTCGTACAAAGATGGAAGATACCACTGGAGGCCGGCGCAATCGTACTCCAGACAACGCTTTGCTGCATACATCCCTTCGTAGTCTTCATGTGCTTTTACAATACGCTGAGTTGCTTCCAGGCCACACAATGTTGTCAAAGCGGTAGCTTCACCTATATAGTCATTGCTATCCTTGACATCTACACAAATCTCCTTATCACCCCATTTCTCTTCCCAAGACGGAAGTGCGAGAATTAATCCGATTGTCTCGGTTTGCAACACAATACCCACAACCTCTCTTTTGTTGAGACCTGCATTTTTGAACTCACTTACTGACATTACGCCGTTGTCGAATGTCTTTACAGAAATTTTATGTTCCATAGTTTGAAAAATTAAAAATGTTATTTATTAAGCGACTTGCTTATTCATGATTGCATTGTACATACGCTCCATTTCGGTGTATGCAATACGATGACATCCAGCAACTAAAATGTCATCTTTATATTCTGTGATGCGGAATATTCCACAGTTTTCTGTCCTTACCTCAGTCTGGGAGAATTGAACAGGGTCATCGTGCCATTTCTTGATTGTACGAAACAACACCTTACACATTTTGATAGATAGTTTGATACCCTTACTGGTGCCAACAATATCCTCGTTCTCAAATCTCAAAAGAACATTGCCGCCATAGTAGTATTCATCGTCATTACGACACTCTGATGGAATTGCATCAAAATGGTCACGCCAAATATTACGCAAGCCTTCCATTCCGTTTTCACGGTATGCGGCCAGTTTTTGTAACTTTTCTTCACGTTCTGCACGCTTACGGGCCTCAATTTCAGCTAATCTTGCAGCTCGTTCCTCAGCCTCTTTTGCTCTGCGCAACTCATCATCTTTTTCATATTGCTCTTTACGTTTTAGATACCCATCGTACAAAGCAATTTCAGAGGGAGTTAACTCTTCAATAGAAAGCCTTCCATTTTTGATTTGATTATACAAGTTCATTGCAATGATACGGTTACGTTTTACCGTACACATATCATAAAATCTCTTCAACCAATGCTTCTTATCAGATGCTTCACAGAATGCCTTAAATTCTTTGACACCAAATGTTATTCCAACATTTTCATGGTAATCATAAAAATACGAAGGACGCTCCATGAAATAAATCTTCTCACCAGTAAAGTGATTGATGACTTCAGCAACATCCTCATTGCTCCCATATCTATTTGGTGAAACGATGCCAATGTATCGCTTCGCTCTATCCATTGACTGTTCACGATGTTCAAGCTGCTTTTTGTATTTGACCTGACGTTTCTCGAAATTGGCAAATTTGATTGCAATGCGCTGGGAGGGGGTCATCGCCTGTATTTCCTTATAAGAATACAAAGGCTTACGGCTCCATCCATTGCTCGTCATTAAATACCTATTGACTTTTTCTGCAAACTCTCTTGCATTTGCAGCTTTTTTGAGTGGAGCAACACGTTCCTCATACGCATCCCAAGTGCCGGCACCGAATACTGCATCAGTTACCTCTTGAATAGACAATCCCTCCAGTAAACTTTTCACCATCTTGCGCTTTCTCATAATCCAGGCACGAGACTTCTTTGTGAGATTTGTTCCCAGCTTCTGTTTCAGCCATTTTTGAGGTGAAGCATCGTTATTATACAGTTCGTTCAACTCTTTTATGTATCTCCAACACTTCAATGAAATCTCACCATCTTTTAATGAGCGTGAAGTAGTGATTTTCAGGAAATCTTGATAAAGATTGTTGATAAACACTTCAACCATCTGCATACGCACCTTCTTATCGAAAGGCGTATGTCTGTCAATAAAATGTACGTTGTCCCATTCCCAATATGTTGCTAATAAATGGCAACGGAAAACGTGAACCCTGCCAGGAACTGCACCACATAATGCGCTTATGTGTTTTGATGTTGATGGACTCAGATTTTCATCTATAATAACCATCACATTTTTATCCTTGTCGAGCCATTGACCGATAACCGTATTGTAAGATTTGAAACTGTACTCATCGCAGGAACAGTTGCCTGCAACCAATGAGCCATTTCGACCAAAGTCTTGGTTGGCCCATCTATGAGCTATATCTGAATAAGATGCCATAATTTACTGTTTTAAGATTTGTCAATTGTTTATTATGAATAGGAAAATGCTAAAAGAGTGGTGTGAAAAGTTGTCCACTTTTTTGCGCTTTAATGAACAAGGCCACTTCAACACTAAGTCAAAGTGGCCTTGCAATAGGGGAATTGAAAAACTATATTTCAATCTTTATGTCTTCTGTCTTGAATCCAACTTGCCAAATATCATAATTGCAATTCAAAACAGACACACGAACAGCTTCACAAATTCGATGCTGGAGGATTTCTGCAACTTGCTCAAAATTCTCCACCCAGATATTTGTATATTTAGGAGTAATGGAATATGTCTCACATTCAACTGTCAATGTGATACTACCATTTTTAAGAGTGACTTTCATAAACCTCCTTTCTTTGGCTTGGGGTTAAATCTGCCCACCAATCTTCACAAGCATCAACAAAATCTTGATACCCGTCTTCTTGGGAATAATCAGTTTGCACAAACCCTGTTACCCGTTCAAGTGAAGGGAAATCAAGATTGCCAAACCATTCATCGTACTTTTGAGAATTAAGTCGTGGTACAGATAATTTTTCTGCGGACATTTTCAAATCCTCTGAATAGTTGTATTCAGAATACAAATCGCTCATACATCTGGCGATATTCTCCATGTCTTTAATTGAAATATTATCCGCATCAAACCCAATATCTTCCAAATCTTTACGAGATATAGATACTGGAACCGCGAAATCTTCTGGCATTGTGGTGACATCATCTACCCATTCTGAGTCAGGGATTAGGTCAATGATGTAGCCGAGATGCCCGGCAAACGTATCCCAAGCCTGAAAATCCACCAACTCTCCGCTTTCCTTGTCTTCGCCAACGAATATTAGATGGCCATTGTCAACTGACACAGATCTAATTTCTACATCAGTAGGGTTAGGGAACATGCTATTGACATTCACAGCTATAATTGGATGCTCGTCTTCCACAAAGCACTCCTCTTTTGCATCCCACCACGAATAATTTCCACCATGAGCTTCTAATGCTCGGCAAAGTTCTTGTTGCTCTTTGCGCTTAATGTCATGCACAAGAGAGCGAAAATCTGTATGTTTCATCGCTTTAATTCAAATTTAATACCATCTGGCAATGCTGTTTTATCCAGAGATTGAATGAATTTTTCAAACTCTTCAACACTGATGTGATTTCTATGTCCCATCCAATTGAATACGCCTGTGCGAGTGTGGTCGTAATAAATGAAATTATCAATTGAGAGTCCGTAGTTAATTATGTAAAGCTGCACCGCCAACTCTCTGTCATATTTGGCTTTTCCAGTTTCACATTTTTCAACCAGTTCTTTGATTAACGCTTGCTTTGCAGCATCCATTTCTTCTTTCTTGCGCTTTTCAATATTCTCCAATGAGTAATACCCAGTTGAAACTCGATTTTGCATCTCATACATTTCTTCTGGAGTAATCTCAATTTTGTAGAGTTTAGTGGAATTGTCAATAAATTTCTTTCCAGTCAATTTTTCCAACTCTTTGATCGCCGCCTCTGCTTCTTCTTTCCAGCGTTTCGGCAACCCCATTGTAATGATTAAGTATGTAAAATGCGTTTCATCACAAGTATGACGGGAAATAAAATCGTACTCATCTGCTGAAATGCGCAATAAATTCATCAACGCATCTCGCTTACCGTTGCGCAAAAAGTAAAAACCATTTTCCACCGCATACATTGGCGTTCCCTCGCAGTTAGACAAATGCAAATCAACAAAGCACTTGAACTCTGGAAAGCGTTTTAGTATCATGTCGTGGCAACAACCTCCGCTTGACCACACTTTTCGTCCATCTGGAGTAATTTCATATACATCGCCAGTGCAATGAAAATCAATATGACCGTTTTTGCAGTCATCATTAAGAGACACGTGTGCAACATAGAGCATATTCCCGACACGTTTTTCTTTATTGTAGACTAATTTATGAGCTTCCATATATGATTAAATTAACTGATTAACTATTTCTTGTATGAATTGATATGAGATAGGGATCCTCTCTGTTACCTTATTGTACCATGACCCGCCATGTGTGAATGTGAAAATAACAGGATTTCCAGGTTTTGTCTCATGTAACTTTTTCTGTAACGCACTTTTCCACTGTACGGCAGGTTTTGATTGGAGGAACTTTTTGATAATTGTGACAGATTGTTTCCAGTCATAATAACGAGGTTCCCAAGGCTGTCCAATCATGTCTGAAAATCGTATAGTAAATATATGTTCACTGATACGATTAAGGTTCTGGGAGGCTGCAACACGTTGCATTGCAGTATTGATTACATGCTCAATTTCTATTTCAAGTGCCCGCTTTTGCTGTTCTAAAGCCTCCAGTTCTTTTTGTATGTCATTTAGCGATTTTTCCATATTAGCATTGTTGAAAAGTTCGTACTAATGCTCCAAATGAATCAAACTGCACACCTAATGTATCATGCGATTGTTTGGAGCCACATTCACATTTTCCTACCGGTGAGCCTGAGCCACATTCACATAAATCAATTCCCCAATGGTTTACACAATGGTCGCAACAACATGAATCTGGCAATTGCTCTGCATCAGAAATGTCTAATTGAAGATTCTCAAAAGTCTCCATAAACATGCTACTGGAAGCGTTATTTTCAAACCATACGGTAATTGCTCCACATGCACATTTCTGATAATGTGTTATTTGTTCAGCCATAAGTTCAAAGATTGACAAGCGTTACATAAAATGTCATATAATTCATCGTATGTGAAGAGGTCTGAAGCATCCACAAACTCTTGATCTTTGTCCATGTATGTGATTTCGATCAAATCCTTTTCTTTCAGCGACAATGCTTTAATGATAACAGGACACTCACAATCGTTCCCAGCTTCATCACTACCGCGAATAATAGAGTGGCAATCAGTTAATTCGATACGACCACCATACTCTTTAATCAACTGTTTGAGCAATGCTTGAAGATTGCCGTAATTATGCTTGTGCCACCATTCTACAGACTGTCTTGTAGTCTTCGTCTTTTTGTCGGCAAACGTAATATCGAAACGAAGCAAGTTATGAAGTTCAGACTCCACAATCTCTCGAATAAACTTCGCTAAATTGTGTATTTGTTCATCGCTGGACGTACCCCAGACATTAGCGGCGGCTTGTACCGCGTTTTGTACTGACAATGAAATCTGAGTCCAATCGTCAAATTCTTTCTTGTCATTCAAGATATTCCAAAGACGCTTGTTAGCATCTTCTATATATTTCGGGTCATACTTCTTCTTGCTCATAGTGATAATATTTAGTGTGATTATTGATTAGGGGGATAACTTTACTGTGATGATTTATAGCCTCCTTACGTGAAGGGACCAGGCCAGGTGGTAGCCTGGCATCGGTCCCTTCTACCTGGAGGGTATATAAATATTATCAACCCATCACACAAATACCTCCCAAGTATTTGAGGTTACTTACGCTTTCTCCATGACTTAATTTTGGCACGGATGTCAATATTGTTATCTTCCAGACATTTCTTCAGAACCGCCAACATTCTCCATCCATCACCGTTGCAATACATAGTTACTTTGGCCTTGATGAACTGTAAAGACAATTCCTTATCCAACTTCTTTCCGGCATCATCAATGATGTGGCAATTGTGGAAACGAATCATGTTCTGGAGTGTAAAGTAGGCACCAGAACCCTTGTAAGCGTCAATCCACTCACAGCACTGAGGAGTGTCCCAATCCAACTTCAAACGCTTGTCGTTGAAATTCTTTGTAGCCACATACAACTGCTCAATTGTCTTCGCATTACGGATTTGTCCAAGACCCATCCAGAACTTGTTATAGAGTTTACTACGCAAATCAGACACGAAGATATGCTTGCCGCCAATTGTCTTGTATGGCACACCTTTACATCTCTTCTCAGGTTTACGGTCTACAAACTTCTGCAACTCACTGATATAATGCTTTGCCATCTGCATTACTACCGCCTGATTGAACCAACGATGGCGGTCCTCAAAGTTCTCACGGTCATTGTGCTTTGCCATCTTGACCTGAGCGTGCAACTCGTTCAATAACATCTTCCAGGTGTACTCGTAACCAAGACGATGAATCATAGCAGTTACGCCATAACGCTGATGTGTCTTATAGTCTTCAGCGGCCATCATGTAAAACATCTGCGCCATCACCCAGCGTCTGAACAACTTTCGGTTAGGTATAGTACCATTCGTCAAAATGTACTGGAAGATTGGATCGTCATCGTCCAAGATAGAGAGTTTGCCATCCTTGTTGCAAGCGATACACTCACCGCCATTTGCACCCTGCATAGCGAATAGATTACTTACGTCAACCCCAGCAGCTCGCAATGCCTCGATACGTTCCTGTGCGCTACGCTTTTGCTTATCAGCAGCAGGAGCATATACAGTACCCAGACCAGCGTCCTTACCAATGATTACACCGACAGCAATAGATGACTGTGCGGGGATTGCCAACTCTGTGCCGCAGTTAGGGCACAACACCTTTGTCTCGTTTGACTTCTTTTTAGCCATAATTGATAGAATTAAAAGTTATTGAAAAACAGTTATTTATTTGTAGGCTCCACCCAATCTTTGAGTATCACCAAGTCTTTGTCATTACCACTTTGCCAAAACCAATTACCCATTGTTTCAGCATTCCACTGGAAGCCAAGAATGATTTGGCATAAGAAATACAATTCCAGTTCGATTTGCGCTTTGTCTCTTCGTTCACCAAACATCATATCGTCATCGCTCAAATCAAGCTCTGACAAGGTTCTGAAGTATTGTCGCGCTTTACTTTCACTACGCTCTGACGGGACAGAATGCTTGTATCGTTGGTACAACATTTCCACCTCCGACAAACATTCTCGCTCATCCGCTTTCGCTACTCCCAGTTCACCTTCATACACACCGTTTTCGATGATGTACTTACCGTCAATCTTCAGACTTCGCTCTTGAAAATTGACCTTGAATTTCGCACCGTTCTCAACGGCAGAAATCGCATTTTGATAGATGTTACTCATACTTAAAATGTTATTAAATAATTCACACTCAAATCATTGACGCATTGCTTTACATACTTGATATATACAGTATGTCCTGGATCCTGAAGTCCATGTTAATTACTTCAGGATCCAGGTATAATACTGTATCTTAAATGTTGATTGCTTGTGTAAGAATCGGTTGCGTTACCATGAAGTCTCAATTAGAATGACACATGACTATAGTTATTCGATGTATGCAGCTTTGTTACAGTGGGCACCTGTAGAACCAGCTCGATCGGCTGGTGAATGCGTGGTGCCCTTGTAATCTGAAGCTGCACAATGAAGCCTCTAATCTTGACTTCTCACTTTGTGTTAAGTTCTGCAATACTCATAGAAATGGCACGTTCCTATAATCGTATGATATATGCCGCGTTAAGAAGCATGTAGCCGGCGTGCATCTCGGTAATAACGGAGACTGCACGCCGGCAGCGGGCTTATTTAGCAACGCGGCCTATTAAATCAGGGTTTCTCCTTGTATTGCAATACGTGCTTTTCGGCAGATCTCAAAATACCGGTATATCTCTGTAGTGTCTTGATATTGCCCGTGCTTGGACGGCTCACCATCAAGGAATCACCCAGATATGGGTGATGGAGAGATGGTAATCCGTCCTTAGACACGGGGTTATTGAAGATGTATTACTTGAACTGCCATTCTATACTGATTATTTTTACGGTTCTCTATGCGGTTGGCATATTACTGTATCGCTTTGATATAATTCAGAATATGTTGATTAACAGCATCTTATTCCAGTAGATAAACTGGATTCAGATGCTGTGAATCGACTTACATTCTGAATATTAAACTTTCCACATCTTGAACCATACGTTTATGCTAACTTTTTGTAATTCTCAGGAATGCTGGCATATCACTATACGAATTAGATATTAGTCGTAAGAGATGACGTGCGCCATCACGAGATGGAACATCTGATAGGATGTGGAAATCTCGTGCCATGAAACGTCATATTCAGACGGCAAATTGAAGTTCATTCTCTTGAATCACGCTTTTATGCTAAGTGTTTGTTCGGTTCTCATAATAACTGGCACATTCCTTTATTGTGTTGATATTTCCAGCGTATATCAGCTATAATCGAGTCCGAAGGCGTATCGTTAGAGGGCCTTCAGACTCGCAGTAGAGCTGCTTAAACGCGGGATATTTAATCCTTATTCCTTGAACCTACACAATGTGCTTTGTGTGAATGTCATACGAATGGTATGAAACTTTACTCTTTCGATATGGACAGGTTAATGCCAGAATCCTGGCACCTTGAATCCGGTTGATATACCGGATGAATGGTTCCTGGACTCTGGTTAATAGACCTGTCGAATAAATGCTCGTATCTTCATTCACAATTGCATACTCAATTTACACTTTATAGAGACAAGACCAGTGTGTTATATACCGATCTGCTCGTAATTAGGGCATTTCTCATACAACCGATAGTTAAATACCCCTCAATTTTACCTGTTTTGTTACGGTTTGCTGTAACATTCTTTCCTCGCCCTCGCACGATGCAGCCATCTGTTTTGTTTTTTACATAACCAAGACCACCGACTTTTCGTTTTCCAGTTGACACCGCCCTCAGACAATCCATGACGAATTTATTCAATTCATCAATGTCCTTTTGTACATTACAAACCGGCAATATTTGAGTAGCCCAACTAAATTCACCGTTACCCTTGTATAGATAACGATTAACTGAATGGACTGCCTTGTCAAGCGACACTTTCGGTTTCTTTATTGTACGTGCTTCAACCTCTTTTTGAAATGTTTTAATTCGACTGGAAGACAATGAAATGTCTTTGCCTTTAATACTAAACCCTAAGAACTTGAACCACTGATTGACCGACAGATATTCTACTTTCTTGGGGTTCAAAGACATTTCCATCTCGGACAATCTGCGTTGCAACAACTCCATTGCCCATTGATAGTCAGAACCGATATACAGCATATCATCAGAATATCGAACATAATATCCTGGAAGTTTGGACAACTCTTCATCCAGATTGTATAATAACACATCTGCAAGCCAACTGGCAACCGCGCAACCTTGTTTTAAGGATTGATAAGCAGAATGTAATTGATTATCTTCATCAAAATACAAGTCACAATGATAATACTTGCGTAGGACATGTATTAATGCTGAGTAACCATATTTCTTTTCTACTCTGTCAAAAGCCTCGTCTATATATCTGATAGGTACGCTGTCAAAATACTTGCTAAGGTCCGCTTTCCACCCCAAAATGTCTGTTGTGTTCGCGCTTACAATCGTGTTGCTAACCTCCAGTACCACCTTGCCACAACCAATACCTGTCTGATATGATTTACATGTCTTATGCACCATTTCAGGCATAAGTTCAAACAGCAAGTCATTTGCTATGCTGAGAACGATACGGTCAATAGGTTCGTTCACATAAACTGTACGAAAATCGCCGTTATCCTTCGGTATCTTTGCCGTATGAGGAGGCGATATTTCATACGTTCCGTTATACATAGCGCGATACATCTGGATGCGAGTTTCTTCGCTTGTTAACTTAATAAGTTGATCCTTGCGAATGTCTTTTACAACACCCTTTTCAATCGCTTTCTCCCAGCGTTCAATCTCGAAGAATTTTTGTAAAATTATATCTGCCATAGTTATTCCCAAGTTTTATAATAACCCGCTTCTTTCATCTTTTGAAACAAGAGGTCACGTTGTTCTTTGGTAGCTGGATGAAAAGCATCCTTATTTTGCAATGTATCTACATAAAAACTTTGATGACCCATAAAATGATAAGTACAATAACATTTAATGTTAAGTCCATCAAGTTTCTTAAACAACACAAGACATTCATGAGCGGCAAGCACATCACCATCCTTTGCATCATTGATAGTCCAATCTCTGAAATATGTACTATCACAAACTACTTCAAAGGGAACATTGCTATTTGATGGAATTAAACTTCCGTCTTGTGTAGATAAGTAGGTATCACCTTTACAAAATGCTTTGTTTGCATAATTATCGAGTAGGTCTTTTATGCATACATACCATTTGCCTTTTTCAATCTTAAACTTCGGCTCAACCAATTTCTCTAAAGGTTGAGTTCCGGCATTCCACTTGTATCCGTTATCTTTTTGTGTCATAATCGTATCAATCAATCCAGAATGTTCCACAATGAGGACAATGATGGCCGCATGGAATATTGTTGTCATAGTACACATCTCTATGACGGCGCATATCCATATCGCCGGCAGTACATCCTCCAGCTTTGAAAACTGCATCAAGTTCAGCTTCACGCTTTCTCAATTCCGCTGCCGGAGATTTCTCCATTGTACGCTTTTTCTTCAGAGGCTCGACTGACAACTCAGGCTTTACACATTTGTCCAACCAGTCTCCGCACATACCGAAACATTGCTCCAAACTGTATTTATCAGTATCGGAAACAGATAGATTGTCACGTAAAAACGGGAATACACAATCAATATTCATGTATTCAAAATCACCTGCACCATTAGTGGGGTCATATACTGCCAATGCAACTCGACCATTAAAGCGAATCTGCTGGAAATCTTTTTTATTGTCCGCGCTTTGGTATTCATCTCCAGAAATGAGTGATTCAATATCCCCATTGAAATAAATGCGTAAAGAGCCACCATAACTTGCATTGCACAAAATGTTATAGATTTGTTCTGCTTCTGGAGTACCTTTCTTAATGCCGAGCTTACGGCGAACTTTATATGCACAAGAGGCAATGGATTCGTTTCTCCAAGGCGTACACATAAATGCTTCATGCCACCCACAATCCAGCTCTACACCTAAATCGTAGAAACATGCAATTCTACCTGTATTTCTCAACAAATCTTCTACAGGTGTGGACTTGTCATTGTCGTATAGCCAATCACGAATATCATCAAGATGCTCGTCAAATAAATGCTCAACGCCATCTTTACGCATTTTCTCTTTGATTTCGTCCAGATAATGTTCTTCTGGGAAATCCCACCAATCGAATACGCTTTCAGTTAACGGGTACAGCGAATTTTGCGTCAAACACGACTGCAAAGTTTTTGTTTCGTTGTTCAAATTGCTGTTATAATCCACGTAATACAAGCACACGTATTCGGGCATATATTTTTTCACTTTTTTGTTCATAACATCACTTTTAATCTTTGTAATACACTAATTTCCTTTGCAGAATGCCGCTTGCTTCAATAGCCTGAATATGGAATAAAAACTTATTACATACATCAGATAAATTGTCAGATACTTCCAATGCCACAGCAAGATACTGGTCAGTTGCTTCATTAACAATGACAGTGCAACTATGCTCAGGATTTTTCATTTGAATTGGATAACGCCCAACCTTTACGTGAGCGTAACTCATAATACCGCTTAGTCCAGCAGGTATTTTCATTTCTGGTGTCGTTATAGTAGCCATACTTTTCGGTCTCCTTTACACTCTAAAAAATGGTTTACATCTTCGTATTTATAACACTCGTATTTCTTAGTGCTCCGATTATATTCAGAACGCACCCAGATAGGCGCATTTTCATCGTCCTTGAAACGAAAATAATCGCCCTTTTTAATCTCCTGAATTGTCACTTGATTGTTTACAATTTCTGTTTGATTAACTAAATTGATCTTTATGTTCGCAGTTAAGTTGAAAGGATTAAACTGAGTGAAAGGCACAACTAACTTCGCATAAGTAGGCAAACTATCAATGGTGTTACTTACAACAGCAATTGTTGAATATTGAACTGTGTTATCAATACAATATCCAAAATACCAAGGTCCTTGAGGATTGCCATATACAGAATACATTACAGGAATTGGTGTTTTCATCTAATCGCGTATTTGAAGTTGAAAATCATTTCTGTCACAATTATACACCATAACAGCCGCACCATTAGGCGCATTCTTGCCGGCGTGATAGCACTTAACACCCATTTCTCTTAACTGGGTGAATGCGTTGAAAGAGTCTGTTTCATTATTGAAACGTATGTCGAGATTGCTGTGCTTCATATCCTCAGACATGCTCACAACAAAGGCTTTGACTGCCAAGCACAATGACTTAACACGAGTTGAAATTTGTACATTCATAATCTATCGCTTTGTGAAGAATAGAAAGTCGAGGTGTCCAATGTTGTCCACTTGATGAAAAATTTTCAAGAAAAAAGCGTGGCAAAAATTTTCATTTGCTCACGCTTTAATCATCTTCTTCCTCATCATCAGACTCTTGAAGACCTAAATCATCCTCAATCATACCTTCATCAACCAAGTGATGATAAAAGCCTTCATTCAATAAATCGTTACCGTGATAGTCAGTGAAAGCACGCGCTACGTCCTCTCCAGACATTTCACACAATTTGTCCCAAATATGATGTTGTATTCTATCCATTATTCCTCCGTTTCTATTGATGTTTCTAACTCAGTTCTTATAATCTCGCAAAACTCCTGAAGATGTTTTTCCACCACTTCTTTGCGTACTTCTGCATCCAATACCTCACCTTTGGGTACAACTGGATTATGCTTAGTACGTACAATGTCAACCAATGCCATAGCACTCGCAAAAACATCAGAATGTTTCTCGCGCTTCCAAAATGCAAGACATTGTTTGTGGTGTTCTTCAAGAATGACTGCTTGTTGTTCCTTGGTAAGCATAAATATGGCATTAAGTGTGAATACTCCAGCCGTATGAACGGCTTAATTGAACACTGCCATTTTGCTGATAGCCTTCTCCTGGGAACCCGTGAAATATCATGCCGCCGTTCATGGATCTGCTGCCATCCTCTCGGATTACCTCAAAGTAAAAACTATGCTCTGCATGGTCAGAATAGACGTTTACTTCAGCCACACCTTCCCAGGAATAAAATCCCATTAAGCGCATTATGCACTCTGCGAATGTCTTATCATAATGCTCACGTGATGCAGTAAGAGCCTTGCACCACTTTTCTTTACAATGAATTTTCAGCATAGTTCGTGTTATGAATTTTGTCCAACTTCTTTTGAATCGCAAGAGCATGATTGCGCCACCATAATTTATATATAGGGGTTTCCAGATTGAAATAACGCTTAACAATAAAGCGATCTATCCACAAACAAAAGCGGATTGACTTCTTGATACACCACTCTAACAACTTTCCCAGCAGGCACAATAAGTACCATGCAAATTCCTTACACTCTTTCATTTTATTTGATTTTTGAATGTTCAACAATTATTTTACAACCCCAAATCCTGTTCTTCTTCCACGCTTCCAGCATAACAGTCAAGCCAAAAGTTCTCCTGTTCAACAGTTGGATGGTCTGGGTTCACGTTATATTTGGCACAGTACACCTGCCAGCTACGTGAATGTTCATTACTTGTAGCGCAAGCGCACATTACAACACACAAAAGAATTGCAACAACTACTCTGGGCATTGCAAATCTCAAAAGTCCCGCTTTGCAAGAGGCAACTCGGATATATTTCGTACCTTTTACGTTGATTATTCTTTTTCGCATAACATTAGTCTTTTTTGATTCTACGATTACGGTCATACACAGCACAGGCTCGTTTCACCAAAAGGTCTCGGTTACTCTCGCTTAGTTCTGCATAAAATCTTTCAGCGGCTCCCCAAATACCGTGTTTGTTGCAGATACCGCCCCATTTCTCCCAAAAGTGTCTCCACCCACATAACGAATGGGCAAAAGCAGCTTGACACTCTTCCTCACACCAGGCATTCCACATGTAGAAGAAATAACTGGAAACATCATTCTTTTCCATACGCTTACTCATCTCCAAGTCTGATTAACAACCCTTGTCTATCGGCTACATTACCGTCCTCCACATGATACCCCAGGGACTTGAAGAATATCCTGAAATAATTGTGGTCACGATAACCAAAATACACCTGGGATTTCATCAACCATTCAGGCGCATTAAACTGAGTTTTGAATAGCGTTTTATCTCCTCTGGAAAACGTAATAGACACAGAAGCCTCCCGGAATGGCGTATCACTTTTCGCGTTTAACGATACACGAGATTTTATCTCTACATCTTTATCGTCCCAAAATGGGGCTAAATGTGTGAACTCCGCTTCAGTCAATATATTCTCCCAGAAAGGATCGTTAGGTTTGAGCTTACGGAAATATGAGTTCCAATTCTCCAAAACTACTGGTTCTTGACCGCGTTTTATGCAGTCAGTGACCGTCTTCAGTATATGCTGGAAGCGTGGCTCTTTGTTGAGCGTTTCAAAAATTGCACACTTCACATCTTTGCTTTTTAATGATTTCATAACGAATGGGTATAAAAATAGCCGTAACCAGATTGCTCCGATTACGGCTCACGTTTCGATTTTTATTTTAACTTCACAACACTTGCAAAATTTTCTCTGCCTCGTTCACGACTTTCCGCAGTTTTCTCTCGTACTCTTCCTGACGTTGCATAGCACGCATCTCGTCAAACGCGAGATTATAGCCACGCTTACTCATCTTTTTGTATCGTTCCGAAAGAGCTGCATCGCTGAACATACGCTCGCGCTTCTCGTTGACACGTATTCTGCGTATTTCACGTCTGGAAATCTGCTCATCATACTCGCATTTAACGGTTGTGTCCGCTGTGAGTTGTGCATACACCACCTTCCAGTTCTCCCAATCTACCTGTTTCGCCCTGCCTTTGACAATCCAACACACCGACACACCCTCTTTCAACATCTCGCCCAGATGACGGGCAAAGATACGTGTCCGCATTACAGGCATAATAGTCGCTTTTCGGTTCTTGATACACACCATAACATCGGCAGAAGATGAGTGCTCCTCGTGCAAATCCCTCCAGAAGCCTGCGGAATACACGCAAGAGCGTTGAGCCGCAAATGCGTAAAGAAATTCGTGGATAAGCGACAATTCAGGAGCGTGTTTGTCCGCGTCTGATTGCGTGTTGGCAACGTCATACATTGCCGTAAATTGGGCAGAAGATAATATATCGGCTATTTTCATTTTTGAGCATTTTTGAGGGTTCGGGAAAATGTGGAGAAAACTCACGCATTAGCGACAAGACGCAATTATACGCACGCACCTATTTATGTGGACGCACATATTACACATACAAGCGTGTGGACACGTAACATAATGTGCGCCCACACGTTATATAAGCAAACCGCCCAACCTGTGTAGGCTGGGCGGTGTCGCTATGCAGATGTGTATGTTATGCGGCGTTTTTATCCTCGCTCTTGGTTGCAGGTTTCGCCTCTGTGTAGGCAGCGTTGAAGATGCTCTTTGCCTGACCTACGATGTCCTTGAACATTGTCGCTTGCTTGGTAATAGCCTCAGCGGTCTTGAAGAGCAACACACGCAAGGTATCTCCGGTTGCAGAGTAGATGGGTTGCTTTTCGCTAACACGCAGAGCCGTATTGCGGAGATACAAGCCCTCATCGAGTACGAGTGCCTTGTTGAGCACACCCTCGCTATTGCTCTTGTACACGACATTGCCTTTGAGCCACTTGGTAAACGCACTCTTGGCGGTAAGTTTGGTTTCAACGGTCTGACTGCCTACTACGCACACCTTGAAGTCGCTTGCAAAACCGCCTCTTGTACGTGCATCTGCCAGCATAATGGCGAGTACAGGAAGCACGAGGTCTGTGTTCTTGGTGCTTTTTACACCCTCAACAGCCATAAACTCAGTTACGCTTTTGAGTTCGCCGTCAATACGCATCTTGCGCTCATTGAGCAACACGGCTGCATTTGCGGGTATCACGTCATAACCCTGAACACCGAAAGTTACGTTGAACTTTGTTGCTACACTCTGATTGTTGCTATTTGTTTTAGCCATAATTCTGTCGGCTCACGCCCTTAACGTGTCTGTTACACTCACACACCGCCTTCCGTATGTGAGCAAGTTAAACGAAATTTTTACTCACTTGACTCCTACTTTTTGGGCATACTTATAGCTTATGTAAGCAAACCCATTTTTCTCGCCTTGTCACGAGCATACACTATGTGTGTATGGGGTAGTTAAGTGTCAATCCTTTGTTGCTTTGTTGGCATCGTTTTGTGTATGTCAGACATACACGCCACTTATCCGTGTTGCTCGTATAACACACACTCATAAAGTGCGTCAGACGCAAGTGTGCATTTGTACTTGTCAAACAACTCCGTATGTCAAAGAGCGAGCACCACATCGGTGCATTTTCATTGTTTTGTCATTCGCCAACGACAGAACTGAAAACATTGCAAAGGTATTCCGCAACAAATTGACACACAACAATTTAGCGAAAAAAAATTTATTAAAAAAACTTTCTCCCAAAGGGAGAAGGCTCGGCTTAATACTAATGGGCAGGCTTGGGCGAGCGTAATTGTAACACGCCATCGAGTGTCCACATGGACCGGTATGTGGACAGGTAACGTGGATGCCTATTATGCGCTCGCCCACAGCGTCCACACTGGGCACCCACGCCTCGTCCAGACACCTCCACACTGGACACATGTGGACACCCACCTGCTTCCACGCACTCCCACGAAATTGGACACCCACCCAACATGTCGTGGACAGCCACACGCTTGTTATATGGGTGCTCACGTTGTTGCGCACGGACTCCCACGTTTCAAGCACCTGAATGTCCACACAATGCTCAACGTGGAGCCACGTGTTGTTACTTCGTGGACCTCCACAAACATGCGGTGGAACTCCACGCTTTAGGAGGGTGGACGCTACTGGACTGCCACACCATTTGCGGTGGGCTTCCACGATATTGATTGGGTGTCCACGAAGTCTTACGGGCATCCACGAGGTCTTTGGGTGTCCACAATGTTTCGTGGAAAGCCACGCGACAAATTGGATGCCCACATTTTTGCGTGGAGGTCCAAGGCAATGCTGAATTGGGTGTCCACGTGTTGTATAGTGGGCGGTCAGGTGTTTTGGCTGGATGCCCACACGATGAGATTGGGCACCCACGAGGTTTTGTGGGCACCCAGATATTTGCGTGGGCTGTCACGTGTTTGGCTTGGGCACCCATTTGTTGCGTATGGACACCCAAGGCTTACGGTTGGGCACCCATAGTTATGCGTTGGATGTCCACGTGTTGTTGCTGGGTGTCCACGAATATGCGTTGGGTAGCCACGTGCAGATTGTGTACGCCCAGGTTCATGGGTGGAAAGCCACGCGACTATCGTGCGCACCCATTACGGCTACGTGTGGACCCCCAAAAAATCGGCAACTTTCACGCATTGGAAGTCCACACCCGTCCACCAAGTTCCACGCACTCCCACAACAGCCCACGAGAGAGTGCTGCGTGGTGCCACGTGTGTTATGTGCAAGCCCACGTGTTTTGCGTGCGTGCCCATCTGTGCCCAGCGTGTTGTGTGGAGGCGCGTATTTTTGCGCGTGTACGCCCATCTGCGTAATTATGTGCGCCCACGTAATAGGGCAACAAAAAATCCCCTCCCCAAAGGGGAGAGGACTTTCGGAGCGAGGTGTTAACCCTACGGGTTAGTTGGCTTTTTTCGCAGTCTTCTTGGGTTTCGCCTTTTGCTCCTTTGGAGCAACCTCAGCGGTTGGCTTGCTTGTTTGAACTCCGTTCAAAACCGCCTCGGCAAAGGTCTTCGCTTGCTTTGGCTCGGCTTTGCCGAGAATGCTACGTGCCTTGCTCTCGTCCGCACCGCCCAACTTGGTTTTCAGCAAGATAGCAATAGCTATCTTGGTTCGCTCCTCAACGGTCTGCAAACCTACGGTTTGAGCGAAGAACTTGTTGGCTTTCTTGCTCACGAAGCCCCCAATCAAAGATTGGGCATAACCTCGGCAGTGGGGTGCATCTTTGGTTGTGCCAAAGGCAAAGCCTTTGCGAGAGTCTTCGGGTAGGGCTTCGCCCTTCGTGTATGCTACCACGAGGCTGACTGTGTGATTGAAAATCACACCCCACTGTTCACGAGTTTCTAAAACCCTTTGGGTTTTAACCGGCTTCTGCTCGGTTGCGAGGGTTGATGACTTGCTAACTACGTTAGCACTTGTTGCGTTGATGTTGCTTGAAGTTTTCATAAAAATCGAAGATTTTTACCCTGACAGACGGGTCGTCTTTGTCGGAATTGACGCTGCAAAGTTACGGCTGAAACGGTGGGTGCTACGTGCCTGTCTCTTCGCCTGTTTCCACGAGCATTATGCGCAGGAGAAAGAGCGCGGCAGAGTCTTAGCGCGTCCAGCGGGAGTTTCCCTGCGTGTGTGGCTGTGCATCACGTGCCCAGACCTGCTCCCGCCCACTTGTCGGCGTGGACTTCACGTGTGGGCAAAGCCTCGTGTGTCAAGTCTGCGAGCGTGCCCAGACCTGCGTGGACGGGAGTCTACGTGTGCGTGCCCAGACACCCATCCACACGCCTGTATTTCTAACCGCGAGAAAAATTGCCGTTTGGCATCAAAAAAGTGCTAAATCATTGATTTTCAGCACCTTTGTGTTTCACTTACTACAAAAATGAAAGTGCTAAATCGTTGATTTTCAGCGACATACGAAAAATAAAATACGAGGGAGGGTGTGCCTTGTGGTGCGAATACCATATATAATTTCTGGCCTCAAAATTTAAGTCTCATTTTTGGGCAGATTTTATACCTTATATATAACTGGAGGTCTCCCAGCCACCTTCTTGTTTCCGACAGGTCCGCATCATGTCCTCAAAACCGTCACAACAACCCCATATCGGAACACCCTGTTTTTGCCACCTCCAAGCCTTTCTGAGACACTTTCTTAGCTGAGGTGGACAACTTATCCACCCAAGAAATAAAATGCGTTAAAATCAATTCTATGGCGTTTTTACAAATTCGACATATCTAAAACCCCAATTTTTTCCGGGGCCTCTAATTTTTCAGTCTCATTTTCCGCAAGATTACAAAAAATTTAATCGCATTTGCACAATCTCAAAAAATATGCTTATCTTTGCTCCATCAATTGACAACGTATATCTTCAAGTTATGAAATCGGAATCTCAAATTCAAAACTTTCTCAGCACTCAAACATTCAAATCTGAAGCAGACTGGGAAATGATTGCTATCTTCTCTAAGCAGCACAAAAATTCTCTTTCAATATCTCCAACCTATTCCGAACACGGCATAGATATTTCGACATTCACTAATTGGTACAATAATGGTTTTGCATCTGGAGAAGTTGCAGAACTTGATGGTAACTTGGTTATTCTTGGTCGTTGCGATTTAAGCGAAGCTCACATTGAAGCTATAAAGACCGAAGGAGGCTTTGATTTGACCAGAACGGTAACTTCTATATCCAAACTATCCAAAGTATCTGAGGAACGCTCTAAAGAAGTTCTGAGGGATTTATCCGAACAAGGGTTGCAATATGATCGTAACAGGGAGCTAATCATCAAAAAATATATGCCTTCCATCAATGACCGTATCGAGTTCTATAATGATTCTATACGTGGCCTTGGTGTTGTTAGGGAGATACGCCCAGCCGATAACTTTATCGAGCTGTATTGCTACTATATCTACACCAATGGCCAAATTGGTTATTCAATGCACGAGACGGGAATTTGTACAGTTCATGAATTTAATTTCCTCCCCATGACCATAAGCAGCCAGAGACGAATGAACCGTGAACTGGAGAAACACGGCAAGGTCTGGTATGATAAACTGCATCGTATAGAACCATTGGTTGTAAAAACAGAGAAGGGTGGGAAATACTGGTACATCAACGATAAAATGCACGTTGTTCAGGAGACCGAGAAAGGAACGCCGACATCGCAGTTCCGTTACATAGCTGGAAACTACTTTACCTCACGAGAAGAGGCGCATGACTATATGGGGAAATTTGCAGAGCTGTTGCGGGATAGACTTGCACAGCCTGAAAAAGAAACAGAGGGCCGTTAAGCTCTCTGTTTTCTTATTTCAGTCTCCAACCGGGAGAATTATTTCTTCTTTATTATTGTCTCGAAAGACGACATATTCCACACTTTTTGGTCTTGCATCTATCCCAGCCAATAATTCCACCATTGCTTTATAATACGCCAGCGCATCTGGATTAACGGCTGAAATGATGTCTGCTTCATTCTCAGTCATAATTAATTTCAAATTCATCAATAATGCTGGTGGCCGTATGCAGACGGTTCCATTTTCTAATTTTGTCTGCACTGAACATTCTTTGCCTCATATTCAAGCTGCCGGTGCCATCAGGTTTGTCTTTTGAAAGGACACTGAGGAAATCTGTATCTGATACGCCCTTTTCTTTTGCATCGACATAGAATGTTGCTAAAGCGGTTCTATTGACGAAAGCGTGTTTCGGTTCTTCAATCTCTCCGTGCTCTCCAATCTGGAAGTTGTCGTTTAGGAAATTGTATATCACCAGCTCTATTGGGGTTAACTGGGAGTAACGTGCATCATCATCTCCAATCAAGACTATCTTCTGCATGTACGACATATCATCCTCTCTGTTGTGTCTTTTAACTGACCTGGGTGCTACCTGCTCTACCTGTTCAGCATAAATATTTCTGACACGCTTTGTAGATATGATGTAATTGTCTCCATCAAGTATAGTCTGAATCTCCCAGTCAATGATGTTCTCAAAATCTTCTGGGTTGTCTATAACTGCTGTTACTGGAAGTTCCTCACCATCTACCATTACGCTACCTGATTCAATAATTGCCTGTGTCTGATCAAAGGCTGGAAGCAAAATGTCTTTCATGAGGCGTTCTTTGCTTACCCCGATATTTTCCAGATTGGTATTGGCTGGAATGATTTCTTGACCGTCTTCATCAAGTACCGCATCTTGATCGAAACATTCATGTGCTATTTCCCAAACCTGATTGATGTAAATTTTATCTGCCCGGTCAAGACAGTTGCGAATGTTTGCAATATATTCTTCAACTTCGTTAACTGGGAAGAATGGAAGCGACTGTTTTCTTTTGGTTTGTTGATAACCTGAGAGTGATTGTTCCAAACTTGTTTTATCAAGTTCAAACATATCTTTTTCTTTTTCTTTGGGAGGAATAACTTCGTTATTCCGACTTTCTTCTTTATTTATATTTATTTCTTTATTTACTGTTCTGCTATTTAGCATAACCCCTTCTGCTAAATGACAGAACCCCCTTCTGCTAAATGACAGAACCCCGGAACACAAAAACACCAACAATTCGGGGCCAAATTTCACATTTTCCAGGTTTGTTTCGTCAAAAATTGAAAAAACCAATTCGCCGAACTCTTCTTCTGAGAAATATTCCAGAAATTCGTCTCTAAATTCCTCGATAAAGTCTATTTTTTCGTAGTTTTCGCGTATTGTTCGCTGAATTTCCTCAAAAATAGTTATGCTTTTTAACAGAACCTTCTGCTTTTTAGCATAGGGTTCTGCTATATGACAGAAGGTTGTGCTATTTAGCAGAGGGTTCTGCCTTTTAGCAGAGGGTTCTGCTATTTGACAGAGGGTTCTGCTATTTAGTATAACCCCTTCTTGTGCAGTGAGACATTCATTCCCATTAGTTAACTCTTCAAAACCCAAATCTTCCAGCGTTTCAAAATCTCCTTTGGAGAGCGCAGTGATAAATTTTTGTTTATCCCTCGTTTTTGAAAGTTTATAAAATGCAGTAACAAGAGAGACATATCTGTTGGCATTTACTGAACAAATATCATCATCTACAGATATTAACTGCATTATTGAAAGTTTTGACAAGCTGTTGGTGACGGTGCGCCATGTCATATTTCTTTTTTGCGCGATTTCGTTGACACTAACAGTAAACTTAGTTTGCTTCCCAGTCCTCAATCGGCAAAGATATTCATCCAGCAAGTACATAAATACGGCCTGATTCACTACAGAGCCTACCATTTGAGGAAAGCATCTGTAGTGATGGCTGTAAGGAATGACTTGCTTTTCATTTACATCGACATTCATATTATTCTTGCTTTTCGTTGTGTGGTTTTACAATTTCAGCAATTGTCATCTGGGAAATGCCCAGGTATTCTTGCGCTTCTTCTACCGACTCAAAAATGGACCACTGTTCGTTGTACGCGATATTGTAGCAAACACGCTGAAGCAGGTTAGGCATGAACATATTGATGAACATGACCATCAATTCTCCAAGACATGTAGGAACCGTCATGGCAATACCGTGAGTGTTCTCATCTTCAAAGTTTATCCATTCGTTAGAGAATGTCATAGCTGTTGCTGTCAACTCAACCTTGACGATGTAGTTAATCTTGTAGTGAATCTCGAAACTGATTCTGCCGGTTTCTTGCTTGAACTCTTTAAGGTCAAAAGAAAATAGATGAAACACAAATCGGATTTCTTCTTCCGTACAGTTCAATGTTACTTTACGCAGTGCGTCTTGCATCTGCTCTTTTGTTAACTTATTCATTTCTTATCTGATTAAATTTATTTTTTAATTCTTCATCGGTGTTGGCATTATACCCACACCATGTACAAACTCCAGTGGTTACGTTGATTAAGTAATTTTCCCTATTACATTTAGGGCAACGGATTAAATGGCAACGATTACTATGAGGATAATAGTCAATGCCTCCAATTGAAATGTATTTTTCTTTTTCCATGTTCTGCTTCTTATTCGTTTCCAATAAATTACTCTTTTGTGGGCGGTGCGTGTAATTGCCATATCTGTATGCCGTTTTGACAAATAGCGGTAATGCTGGGCATCATAGCTCTTGTGTTGAGTGTGGATAACTGTAATGTCTTCCAAAGATGGAGTGACAGCCAGTGGCGTGATGTCGGCATACTCAATTTGTTCAGTAGTCGCTTGTGCTACTTTGTCCCACTGGATGTTGCAGTCTTGTACCGTGAGGACTATGATGATAATTTCAGCAATCATAATTGTGTAGGCATAAGTGGGTTGATTGGATTGTTTTCGTCACATAGCCGGCCAGAGCCGTTCTCGATTGATTTTTGACACTTGTCTTTTAAGGGACAATCATTACAAGCTAATGTGCGCACGCAAGCAATAGCCATTGTGTAAATGATGGCAATAATGAGCACACATACAATACATCCTACGATTTCCATAATTACTTATTTACTTTGGTTTTAATTAATTTTTCAATTTCACATATTGTTTGCTTCCAGTTTTCTGCTGCTTCGTAGTTTTCAGTTGCCACGCTCTGCATCATCCAACTGTGCATTATTGCTCGAACAGCAATTAATATGTATTGAAGACTGACACTATTAAACTCATGATGACTAATTGAATATAGGCTTTCTCCATGAGGCAGTTCATATAAGTCTTTTGCGGCCTTTTCTATTTTATGCAGTTTATAGATTATATAGCATAGGGCCAATGCTATAATTGCTAATATGATTGTAGTTATACTATTCATATACGACATTTTTATCTAAGAATAATTCGCAACATTCATCTCCAATTTTGTGGTTGGATGGGATCTTGTTCCATGCACCATCAACCTCTACCGTTTTGTCATACCAATAACAATGATACCTATCCCAGCACCCTTTGGACTGGCATTGGAACATGGGCTGGTCTTTGATTTTATAGTAAGCTGTTCTTGATATGAATTTTGCCGTATCTGGCAGTTGAGACCTAAAATGCTCTGGAATCTCGCCTTGAAACCATGCGTTATTGGAGCGTAATACATTGCCATCGTTTAGCATAATGTAAAACGCCCTGCCTCCATGACCTGCAAACATCATCGGTTTGTCAGACCAAGGATTAAAAGTCCAATGGGTGCCATTAATGATTTGGCGATAAGGTACAGGATTGTCGATTAGATGCTTCCAGAAAGCACAAGCGAAACAAAGTTGCTCCTTTTTCATTACCTGTGGTAATGGCAACTTTTGATTATAGTTCTCTAAATCAACTGGAGAACCGCAATATCGACATTGAAGATGTGAATGCGTGCATTCCCTTGCTTGTTGTGACATAAAAATACATTTTGGCTATAAAAGCCGACAACGAAAAGAAGATGCAAGGGCGCGATAACACGCTTCAATTTTGGTGCGCTTTCTTAGAAAGCAATAGAGTTAAAGATGTTGTTTATTTCATCTTGAGTTATGCCAATATATGTTTTTGTAACATTTATATTTGAATGGCATAGTATTTTGTTAAGAAGTATCAGACTTTCTGCGCTATGATTATGCGTATCATATACATATCTGCCGAATGTCTTTCTAAATGTGTGTGTTGAAAAGTTTCCAATCTTGATACGGTATTTATACTTAAAGTCTTTTAACTTTTGATTAATATACTGTATCGTCAATGGCCTTCCAGTTGTTTTGCTAATGAAAATAAACTCATCTTTCGATGGCCTTCCAAGCAAATTGTACAACTCTTTAAGTTTTCTTTGAACAGATTGGTTAAATGATAGTTTACGGGCTTTCTTTGTCTTTTGTTCTACAACAACGTGTTCTGTTCTATCAAGAATGTCAACCCAGCGAAAATTTAAGATGTCTGATGCTCGACAAGCAGTGCAGAAACCTAATCGTGCGTATAATTCCCACAGAAACTCATTGTCATCGTGAAGACAAGTAAGCAACCTTTCATACTCTGGATATTCCAGGTAGTCGCTTGTTGTTAATTGATTTTTCTTTGCCATATCACATATTTGTTTCAGTTTCTGGTGCAAATGTACAAAGAGAAAATGATATTACCAAAGAATATAGCAAAAATCTGTGCAAATGATATAAAAAATTTTGTTTTGCGTTGATATACAGGAAATAAAAATGGGAGAGCAATCTCTCCCATTTCGTTACATAAGTGCCTTAAAATCTTCTATTGATAAAATTGGTATGCCCAATCCTTTTGCTTTGGTTATTTTGCTTGATGAACCACTGGGGTCTTTGACAATCAAATGAGTTGTTTTTTTACTAACCCCTGAAGCTATCGTTCCTCCCTGTGTGGTAATGACGGATTCCAGTGAAGCGTCACGTATTCCCGAAAAACAAACGCTCATGCCGGCACAGGTACCATTATTATTAATTACCTTTTTCTTCGGGCGTAGAATTGGTATTTTAACTTCTGATACAAATTTGTAGAATGGGTAGACTCCATTTTCAAATGCTTGTTGGGTTTTGGACAAATTATCATAGGCGGGGTTGGCTGGGATTAATGGCGGGTATTCTAATCTATAGAATAGTTCTGCCATTTCTGGCCCCATATCATCCAATACTTTCTGAGCTTTAACTTTACCAATACCGGCAAAACAATCGCTGGCGTGCATTAAGGTAAATATATCTATGCCGTTTTTAATCTTGCGATTGTTGTCAAGAATTATATTGGAGATACTTTCTCCAAATCCTTCAATATTCATCAAATCATCAAATGTAATATTTAACAACTGAGGAATTGTTGTAAATCCGGCATTGTATATTTTACTTAATGTCTCTTCGCCGACATTCTCTGCTCCACACGTAATGTAGAAGAACACCATCTTCGCCAACTGGATGCCTGAACATTCTTTGTTCGTGCAACACAACTCAACATGATTTTCATTCCATGCTGTTGGCGCACCGCAATGGGGGCATTCTGATAGGTTGTCCCATAATGCCTCTTGTTCTTCAGTCGTTGCTGGTTCAAGAGTACAAAGAATTTTTGGAATCACACCACCAGAACGGGTAACGAGTATTTTTGCACCTGCGGCAATTTCATGATCATTGATCCAAGCTGCATTATATCCTGTTGGATTCTCCATATTACAATCTCCTGTATCAACCGTTTCGATGTTAACAACTGGCTTTAACGCTCCACTCTTACTTACCTTCCAGGCAATTCCTTTGACAGTAGTCTGGAAGCTGTCTGTAAAGTCCGGGTGCTTGTAGGCAATTGCATACATTGGGTTGCCTGTTGATTGATGTCTGCCAATGCGGTCCCAAATGTCAAGGTCATTGATGTATAATACTAATCCATCAATGTAATACTGTTCGCTGAATTGTTTGAAATATTCATGCAGCAGTTCTTCAGATAGGTCCTGTGCTTTGACCGTACCGAATAATGGTTCTTGATTAAATGTTGTACATAGCTCTAACAATACGTCTTTATAAGTATCAAAATTTTCTAATGAATAAGCGTCAATGCCATATCTATAGAAATCAATATGTTTGATGAGTTCTGATGGAACGTCTCGATTGAGGAAACCTGCTGCTGTGTTGCGTGGTGATTTATACTTATCGCCTGTTTCTGGTGAGTTTTTGCCAGCAAAATAAGTTTCCCATTGTTTTCGATTAAATACAAACTCTCCGAATACGCAATCCCAAAGTCTGGTTGCGTTTACTTGTGTGGTTTGTAACATATTGTAATGCGGCGTACAATCTTGACCTTCATTTTCAGCACCTCCTCTTGAAAAAGCTCTGTTTTGTGAGTAGCTATATAGAAGTGACAAACCATCAAATTTAGGTGTAATTATAATTGTTTCGTTATCATTGATAGACAATGATTTTAGCCACCCCTTAATGTCTGGAAGGCTCTTAACTTTATCGAGCGATTTCATTGGAATAGGCAACTTTACTTTGCGGCCAGCGTTGACTACACCTGGTTCAACTGTTTGAAACCATTCATTGTCAGGATCCATTTGTCGCAATATTTCGACCATAGAATCATATTCTGTGTCTGAAATAATTGGTTCACCTTTACGATATAGCTCGTTATGCTTTTTAAGCTCAGCGACAAGCACCTCTTTGCTTTCTACTGTTATTGTATGATTAATAGTTCCCATAATTATAAAAATGGGCACATAACCACTATTGGCAATGTGCCCTTGTTTGATTGTTAATTACTGTTTTCCTGTATGCCCAAAGCCACCATCACCACGTTCAGTGTCTTGTAATACATCCACTTCGACCCACGCTGCCTTTTTGAATTTTGCAATTACCATTTGTGCAATGCGGTCTCCATCGTTGATGGTGAATGGCTCATGTCCATGATTGATGAGAATTACACCTACCTCTCCAGTGTAGTCTGCATCAATTGTTCCCGGTGAGTTTAGGCACGTAATGCCATGTTTTAGTGCCAATCCGCTACGAGGTCTAACCTGTGCTTCATATCCTTGTGGAAGACCAATGTGTATGCCTGTAGGAATCAAACGTCTTTCTCCTGGCTGCAACACTACGGGTTCGTCAATGTTCGCACGTAAATCCATACCTGCTGATAACTTTGTTGCATACTTAGGCAACTCATGCTTTGACTTGTTTACAATCTGTACTTTCATAACTCCTTTTGTTTTTGGTTTTATATTTTGTTCCTTTGCGACTCATGTTTTTAGTTTTGTAAAGTTGTCGCTTAACTCCACATAATTGGTCGTATTCTTCCAGTCTCAATGTACCAAGATCTTCAAATGTAACTTCTATGTCATCTTGAAGGTATCGAAAATACATACCCTTGCATGACATAGAAATACCTGTACATACAGATGCAATTGATGGTCTTTGAACCCCAAATGATCTGGAGGCAGCAAATGCGGATTGGTAAATAGCAATGAGCTTTTTGAGTGGGTTGAATACTAAAACCCTTTTTGATTGACTACTGATTTTGCTCATACTCTAATATCGTGTCCATAACATTCTTAGTGAGCCTATTTTTGGCTGCTTGTACAAGATATGTGTCCGAAATGCAAAATCCATTACTGAATAGCTCATGGATTCTATCACACATATATGCTAAGAAATCAGGTTCGACAAAAGAGATGAAAAGGTAAGCAAAGTTACCGTCAATTAAATAGTGGCCTTCATGATTTAGCTTGCATACTTGTTCTTCATCCATATTATATGAACGTATCAAGTTTTTGATGAGTGCTTCGTATTGTTTGAAGAACGCTGTTACAGTTAATTGAAGTCCTTTGTTTTGAAGATATGCAGTGGCATCAAAGACTGAGATGTCATTATCAATTGAACTCCCAAAGAGCAATTCGGGAAACTCTGGAATCGCCGGCTCTGAACACGTTAATTGTATAGGCTTTCCAGTAATTTTGGGGAACATTAAGCTCCAATAAGTCTTGTTTTTTCCTGATGTACTTCTGCCGGCCAGAGAATTGCAGCGGCTTTGTCAAATTTAGTGTCTCGCACGATAAACTCACGCATTTCTCCTACCTTTTTAAGATATTCGCGTACATATTGTGCGGCTTCAATGTTGGAAATGGCTGGCACGTAAATGTTTTCATTTGAGCGTTTCTCTTTTCCAGTTTTTTCGTCAACCTCAATAAACATAACCTTTACGCAATACAGACCAACGCCGGTATCTTCATCCTCTTCAAAGAAATTGCAGATCAGTCCAGCAGTCATATCTGTGTCTTGTGCTAAAACATCACTGTACACCAATTCTGTAATCTTCGTTTTGATGATTTCAATGTTAATGCTTCCAAACTGGGTTCTGTTTTCACTTTCAGCGATAGCGTAAGCCACTTTTTCCGCTTCAGTGTAGCTTGAAACATACACCAATTCTTCTGTCTTGACTTTTGCCAAGTTTCCTCCGTCTCTTTCTGAGACCCACTCCGTTTTAATACGGTAAAAATCAAATCCGTTCATATTATTGTAATTTAATTAATGATGAATATACCATTCGAGTGCAAAGGTAATAAATATATTGAAAGTAGCAAAACAAAATCTATACTTTTAACATATTTATTTTTATTCTATATCTGTATATCAATGTTTTAAGTATTTGGATTTTTTATTTCAAATATTCCAATTAGGTAAAGTGAAATTTTGAAATTTCCATTTTGGCAAACGAAAAGCGGTCATTTAACCTATTCTTCTGTAAAAAAAAGAATATAATGGCTACTGTTAATAGTGAAGAAAAATTCAATGTTGATTTGCTGGAGAGTATATTTAGAACCAGCAAAAAAACGATTCAAGAATATGTCAGGGAGATTGAGCGATATTGTCGTTTCAAGTCTGTACAGAATCAGGTGGTCAATGGCACGGTGTTAGATGATCGTGGAAAGTTAATTGACTTATATGATGCGTGCGTTCAACAGGATGCGCACTTATCTGCCGTGCTTGAAACGCTTGAATCTCAAATCGTGGGAGAACGCTACATGTTGGCTCGCCAAAATGAAAAGGGTAAGTATGTGAAGGATGTGGCTGCAACCCGAAAGATACAAGGCACCCAGTTTATTAAAATCATAAAAGGTATCGTGGAATCTAAACTCTATGGTTTTACTGCCTTAGAAATTTTGCCAGATATTGATGAGAAGACTGGAAAACTTAAAGAGGTTAATATTATTGAAAGACGCAATGTTCTCCCAGATCAGAAACGTATTGTTCGCAGACAGGGTATATGGAGTCCTGGGTGGGATTTTGAGTCTCCGCAATATTATAATCATTACGTGCTTATTAATTCAGGAACACTTGGTTTGTTTTCTGCTACAACCCCTCTAATTCTTGCTAAGAAGTTCACGTTGGCTAATTATGTGAATTTTAGTCATACTTATGGCCAACCGATTATTCATGGTAAAACAGAGTCTGATAATTCGCAAGACCGTAAACGCCTTGCAAATGACATTGCAAGTGCCGCACAGAATAAGGTAATTGTAACTGGTCTGAATGATGAAGTTGATATTAAGACTTTTACCATGTCTAATTCAGAGAAAGTTTTTACTGGGTTGATGGAGGTCGTTGATAAGGAAGTGTCAAATTTGATACTTGGTTCTGAGTCTATGGCTGGTGCCACCCAATCTTATGTTGGTGCAACCAATGCACATCAAGATATTTTCCGTGACCGCGTAGAGGTATATCGTGAATATATTGAAAATGTCATGAATGAAGAGATTATACCTCGCTTAGTAGCAATGGGGTATATTGAAGATGGACTGGAGTTCAAGTATTCAAAGCGTTTAGAGATGTCAAACAAAGACCAAATTGACCTTTACACTTTCTTGACAGAGCGTTATGAAATTGCAGCAGATGAAATTGAAAAGGTGTTTGGTGTTACTGTTGGTCGGCAATTAAACCTGGAGAATCCGAATGTCGGTGGAGTCGGAGCCAGAGGTGGTGATGACACATACCGTATGTCTGATGAAGAATACTATAAAAGATACGGCAGACATCGTGGTGCTGTAAATTTTCTAAAGGAGAGGAAGCGATAGGCAACGCTTCTCTCTCCAGTGTGCAAGCAAATAAGTTGCCTAATCAAGATGATAATCGCCATAAAGAAGAATTTATGGCCCTCTTGGTTATATTTGAAAAATTGCTTGATAGTATTCCTAATGATATGGAATCTTGGGAAGTGATGGAGGAATTGATGGCTTTAAGGGCTGATTTCGCAATTCATCACGCGCTTGAAGGTTTTGGACTGGAATATGATACAGCATTGGAGCTGCTTCGTAATGCAGAAGATGGGTTGTCGGAGCAAGATAAAGCGAAACGCAATATCATTGTGGCCGCTATTGATAATTTGGTAGATTTTGCAGTAGCGGAAGAATATCAAATGGCTCAGGAACTTCCAGAAATTGAAAATATGGAAGAACTTGAAGAGGAAGAGCAAGATGAGATTTTTGCAATTTTCTCAAAATACAATGATAGATATGCTTTAATTGAGAATCAGGATGCTGAATATGCTATGATTGTGGCCGCACAATTACTGTTCATTTCTAATAATACAGTCTTAACATATATGACGCAAGGGGATGAGCGTGTAAGACCTTGGCATTTACAATATGAAGGTTATTCTGCGCCGAAAGCATCTTTCCCCGCTTGGTTAATTCCACCTATTGAACATGCGTGTCGTTGTTACTTGGTGGAAGACAGTATTGTCGGCCAGATACGTGATGTGCAAAACGCAGCCATTAGAATACCAGAGGTTCCAGAATGGTTCAATCCAACATTTAAGGAAAGCGTGGCACTGGGTGGGAGAATATTTTCAGACGAGCATCCATATTTCCAAATTCAAAGTGAACATGTTGAAGTATTGCAGTCAATAGCTAATAGAATCAAATCAAAGTATTTCAATGGCTAAAAAAGTTGTCGGCATTCCTATTTCGCCACAGCAAATGATTGCTCAATGGAGACATTTGCCTCACAAATTTCAAGTGAATGTTTGGAACTTTGAAGTGCAAGCCGGAAAAGCTGCTGTCTCAATTTTCAAAGAGTCATTTGATTTGAAACGTCTAAACACTTCTGGTTCCTTACCTTGGAGGCCACGCCGGGATAGAAAAAAACATCCATTGCTCAATGAAACATCTTCATTGAAAAATTCAATAAAATGGAAACATATATCTGATAAATCTTCTCCTTCTGGAGTGAGGATTTATACAGACCCAAATGGATTTAAGCACACCAAACGCCATCGCGGTTTTTGTTATGCGGCAGTCCATAACGCAAAAAGTGGAACATATACATACGGCCACACTGGGGTTCGTAGCATACAAAGACAGTATATCGGACACTCTACCGTATTAAAAGATAAATTGATGCAGTTATCGACAGTTATATTTAGCGGATTTCCTAAATGATAGTAGATAAATATAAACCGCTTGAACAAGAGGATGTGCAAGCCATCCAGCAAGCCGTCAATGATAGCCCTATCAGTCAAGAGAAAGAATTGTACACGACTAATGCTTTATGCGAAGTGTATAGGGCTGTAAAAAATATATTAGGAGACCTCAAATTAAATGAGAATGACCCTGATAGTCCACCTTTGTTCCGTACCATAAAGTTAAATAATGGACAACTAAGTCGCTTGAAAAATAACAAGTGGAACAAAGAGTACGCCATTGCTTTCCCTGCCGTATTCTTGCACTTTATTAATGTTTATTATTTAGTGCAACAATCACGTATTGGTGAAGGTCGCGCGACTATGCGTATTCAATATGTTCTTAACCGATTAAATAACAGCGATACAGATCATGAACTGGAAGGCTATGAACTATTTCAAAGAATCAATGCTGCGATTCAAGACCGCAAACATGAATTTCCAGCATTAACAGAAAGGTTCCAACTAACATATTTTGACCAACCAGAGTCTTTTGATGATGGGCTGCAACCATTTTGGATAGATTATGAGGTTTGGTTTTCAGAATATTCTTCGTATCGGTATAAGAATTATGTGGATAGATATATAGTAGCTCCACCCTTTACAAACCACTCAGACCAAAATCAGGAATGCAATACTGATGGTCATGACAATCATAAATCTCCAACTATTGAAGATGCGGCAGGTTTTAGTGCCTAATAATCATGTGATTTTTACAACTTTTTATTTCAACAAATTCTATTCTTCAGAAAATCAAAGAAAACAATGGACACAAACAAATTGAAATATGTTGTAGGCAAGGCTTCTAAAGATGCACCTGCTATAATCCGCTTTTTTGGTCCTGTAGATAGCTATTCGACTCAATGCTTTAATGAAGAGTTCTTGTGGCTTCAGAATTGTGTGCAACCTTCTAAGATTGTTGTGCTTATTAATTCTGATGGAGGCTCCGTCATGTATGGAATGAGCACATTCTCAATTATTCAATCTTGTCCTATTGAAGTGGATTGTGTAATTGAAGGTATTGCAGCTTCGATGGGTAGCGTTATCTGGGCCGCTGGAGACCATCTTTATATGCACGATTATTCAATCCTCATGATTCACAATCCTTTCATTTATGATAAGGACTCTGATGACGAAACGGTAAAGAATATGCTCAATGCCTTTAGAGGTCAGTTGGAGACTATATATCAAAAACGCTTCGGTCTTACTAAGGAAAAGGTTAGAAGTATCATGGATGGTGAAGGTGATGCTGATGGGACTTATTTCAGCGCAAAAGAAGCTGTAGCAGCCGGTATTCTCCCCGCAACTAATATTTTGAAAACCTCAAAACAGGTATGCGATAAAGTTAAAAATCAAATTGAAGGTGTGACAAGCGCAACTTCTTTACGTGACATCATGGCTTCTATGGCAGAAGAACTTGATGAAAATAAACTTCTGGAGAAGTTAGTTGCTATTCATAATCAAAATGAACAAAATTTTCAAGAACAAAAAGTAATGGAAAACAAAGAAAATGTAAGTTTTGGTGCTGTATGCGCACAGCTTGGTTTTTCTAACGATGTTCCTGTAGCGAATGTTTCCAGCCGTATTACCGATTTGCTGAAAGCTGAAAGCGATTTGAAAGATGTCAAGTCACAGTTGAGCGAGTTGCAAATCAAGTATCAAGGTAAGGAAGCTGAAGTTAAGAACATGGGCGATGAACTTGCTGAAGTGAAGGCTTCTTTACAGAAGTATCAGGATGCTGAGAAGGCAGCTTTGGCGGCTGAGATCGAGAATACAGTACAGGCGGCTATCGAGGCCGGCAAAATTGATGAGTCTGCTAAGGAGTCATGGGTTGCAATGGCTAACACCAACTTTGAGATGGTAAAAGCTACCCTGGCATCAATCCCAGGTCGTGACAAGGTTAGCAAGGAGATTGCAAATGACCCTGAGAACATTAGTCATGTTCAGGACGCAATGAAGACAGCAGAAGAGAAGATGGCCGAGAAGGTTCAGGCTGTTGTCGGCGAAGTTGAATTTAAGAAATTCTAAAAAGTACAAATAAATGGCAGGAACAATTAATTATGCAGGTAATACCTATGCAGGTGAAGTCTTAGAGGATTTGCTGGTATATACCGCGCAAGGTAATGACACCTTCCGTGAAGGTCTTGTGCATATTAAGCCTGGCGTACAAAAGAAGTTTACGCTTCCTCACGTATCGCTTGGTAAGATTATTCAGGACAACAAGCCTACTCCTACTTCTACTGAAGGTGGTGTTGGTGCAGATGGTCTGAACCAGTACACTCACTCGGAGCGTTACTTGGAGCCACAGGATTTCATGGTATATCTTGAATTTAATCCTCGTGATTTTGAGGAGTATTGGAAGCCTTTCCAACCAGAAGGCGAACTTATCTTCCGTGAGCTTGATCCAAAGGTACAGGCAACTATGCTTCACCTCTTAATTGACCGTAAGGACGAGTATCTTGGTGACTGTATTTGGTGTAGCAAGAAGGGCGGCGATGACAAGTCTATTACCGCACCTGCTGATAGCACTGTAATTGGTGGTGAGTCTGCTGCCGGCCCTATGAAGTATTTCGATGGTGCCGTTGCTCGCGTAATCACTAACATCAATAGCACAGACACTAACGAGAAGGCAAGTGGTCAGGTTATCGTAGCTGGTGATACTACTCTTATGACTGGTGAGCAGGTAGAGAAGGCTCTCTATGCTATGTGGCTCGCATGTCCTAAGAATCTTCGTAAGTCTAATGCTCTGAAGTTCGTTATGGGCTGGGAGGCATGGGATCTTTACGACCAGTATCTCTCTGCAAAGGACGTGAAGTATTCAGAAAATGCTGACGTGAACAAGTACCGCTTCAAGGGTAAGAAGATCGTTGTGATTAATGGTATTCCAGAGCACACCATCTTCCTCGGCAAGTTCACTACCGGTATGGATTCATGTTTGTGGATGGGTGTTGACTACGCTACTGACCAAGAGTCTGTAAAGGTTGAGCGTCTGCAAGCTAACTCTGAGTTGTACTTCTTCCAGATGCGTATGAAGGTCGATGTTAACATCGTACTTCCTTCTGAAATCGTAGTTTGGACTGCGTACAAGGCTACAACTTAATTGAAATCAGTATAGATTATATAAACCTGGGGAGTGGAGGGACAGGCTCCATTCCCCTTTTTAGTTAACTATTATGGCAAAGAAGAAAGCAGAAGTTCCCGCAGTAGAAACAGCGGTAGTTGAGTCTCCTGAAAATGTACCAACTGCGGTAGAAACAACACAAGAAACAACTGAAGAGGTTGTTGAACAGCCTCAACCAGAGAATAGTGAAGAGATGCCTGAAGCGCAGGTGGAGCAACCAGCAGAGCAGGTTGAAAAGCCTAAAGCGAGTGCGGCAAAGAAGGCCCCTGTAGAGAAGGACATTCCAGCCAATGTGCAAAGTATTTTGAAGGCGTTCTACAATATGCCTGAATTGTATGTCAGCACTACTGGTCGCGTGTTCTCTCCAAGTGCTAAACCTTCATTGCGTGGTAACGCTATTCTTTACAAAAATCCCTTTTATAATTCTAAATCATAATAAACAATGGCATTAGGTGGCGTATATATGACTGATACCGATGGCAATATTGGAAAAGAAATTTCTAATTTGACCGAGAAGGTATGCGGTTTGTTATTTGACATTTCGGCTCAGCCAGATTTCTGGACTAAGGGTCCTGGTGCTACGTTAGCAGAATCATTGAAGGACAACGTAATTGAGTTAAACAGTCTTGATGACGCTATTGCTGCTGGTATCACTGCTTATACCGGCGAAATGGATGAGGATGGAACAAGCAAGGATTTCTTACATGGCATTCCTTATTACCATATCGAGCATTTCTTCAAGTTAGCTGGTGGCTCTGGTCGTTTGTTTGTCATGTTTGCTGACTGTTCACAGAACTGGGATGCGTTAATTGATATGCAGAAGGCTTCTTTCGGTATCATTAACCAATTCGGTGTATGGACTGAGCAAAACTTGTGGAAGAAGATGGATGAGTCTGCTTCACAGTATAGCATTGCGATTGTAGGCGATTTGCAGTCTGTCGCAGAAAATATGGCCAACAACTATAACGCTCCAGCAAGCATCTTGCTTTGTGCTAACTCAGCAAAGGTAAAGACTGCTACTGGTGAAGATAGCACAATCGTTTGGAGTGAAATCCCAACTTGCGTAATTGATGCTCGCTACGTCACAGTTCTGTTGGGTCAAGGTCTCGACAGTGATGTATCTGCGATGCAGATTGCGCTTGAATCAAAGACTCCAGTAGGTACTGTAGGTGCTGCTCTTGGTTGTTTAACCCAAGCAAGTGTGGCTGAATCTATCGGTTGGGTACAGCACTTCGACCTCATCAATTACTTCCCAGATGTTGAGTTTGGTTTTGGTAACGCAGAGGTTGTTGACTCTAAGCTGACTAACTCTACCAAGTATTCTTCATTGTCACAGATTCAGCTGGACAATCTTGAAGAGTTGGGCTACGTATTCCTCGTTAAATATGCGGGTCTTGAAGGTCATGTGTATTTCTCTGGAGATTCTACTTGTTCAAATGGTGACTATCGCACTATTGCTCGTAACCGAGTAATCAACAAGTCTCGTAGGTCTGTTCGTGCAGCTTTACTCCCTTACGTAAACTCTCCAATCAAAGTTGATCCAGCAACCGGCTACCTTTCAACTGCTCAGATTACAGTATTCACCAATCTGATTACTGACATTCTGAACGCGATGGTAGCAGCTGAGGAAATTAGCGGTATTGGTGCTGTAACCATTCCAGCTAATCAGAACATCTTGCAAAATGACACGCTGATTATTCAGTACACGATGGTTCCTATTGGAACTGCTAAAACTATTAAGGTAACTGAAGGTCTTGTATTAAAGCAATAAGGTAAATGGCAACAATAGTAAATAACGTAGCCTACTCTTGGGCAATGATTGAGTTGACCGCACCTGCTTTGACTGGTTCAAGCAATGCTAACCCAACGATTTTACAGGGTGTTTCTGGTATCAAGTGGAATATCAAGCGCAATGTGAAGACCAACTATGGTTTGGGTGGCGAGCCTGTAAATAGAGGATTTGGAAACCGTGAATATACGGCATCAATCACTATGGACTACAATACACAGGTGCAGTTGCGAGCTTTGAAGGGCACTCTAATGGCTCTGGGCGAGTTTGACTTAGTGGTTTCTTGGGCAAACGAGTTGGGCACAGATGATTGGACCACTGAAACCGTAACATTGAAAGGATGTCTTTTCACTGAAGACGGCATGGAGGCCAGTCAGGATGATACCAACATCACAAAGGAGTTTGACCTCAATCCATTCAAGATTATTCCAAGCACTTCTGCTCAATAATCGTTCCATAATTGTTAGATAAAGTGTTTATCGTGATGGGTGGGTATGAAAATATCCACCCATTTTTCAAACCACTAAGCAACACATACACTATTCATTATAAAACATTCACAAATTTATCGAGAATATTATGGAAAGAGACGAAGTATTGGAAGTAAATCAGGTAGAGATTACTCCTGAAGTACAGAAAGAAATTGAGAAAACCGTAGCCTCGTTGAAGGAAAAGGATTCAAAGCTACGTGTAGTGTACCCTATTTGCGTAGAGGGTGGTGATTATGACGAGAAACCGCTTTATATCGGCTATTTCCGTCAGCCTTCATTCCAGGCATTCAGTAAGTACCTTGCTGCTGCACAGAGCAATCAGGCTGTCGCAATGCGTAATCTGGCAAAGGACTGTTTCTTGGGTGGAGATCAAGACCTTGTAGATGACGATTCACTGTTCCTCTTCGGTTTGATGGGTCAGTTGACTAAGATCATCGAAATGCGTCATGGTAAGTTAGTAAATTTATCAAAGCCTGGGAAGTAAAAGACGATGACTATTTAAGGCACAAACTTATCTTAATCAAGCACTATTTCCCAGGGACAGATGTTGACAGTTTAAGTGATGAAGAATTTGCTATAATGGCCAATGACGCAGAATGGTTGGATGCCCACCAACTACGTACACAACAAGCAAACACACTTGGGCTTCTTTCATAACATCTCCTTTTTGCCCCATTGCCTCTTTCTTGGTAATGGGGCATTCTTTTATTAACCAAAATGTTCTCGTAGGCTCTATTCTTCAGAAACATAATTCAATAAACAATGGCAGAAAATTATGTAGTAAATTATGACATAAATGTCCGGTCACAAGCGGCGATACAGGCACTTACCAACTTTCAACAGGCAACCAACAAGTTGTCTCAGGCTGGCAAGCAACTTACCGCCTTTCAGAAGAAGATAGAGGCCGTGACAAACAAACTCAATCAGATGTCTCGCAAGGCACCTGTATTGGATATTGCCACATCTAAGGTGAACAAGAAATTGGATGCTACTATTGCTAAACTGGAGAAGATTCATCGTTTGGCAAAGAAAACTGCTGCATTAAATGTCACTACAGGTGCGGCACCTGCTGGTAGCACTTCAGGTGGTGGTAAGACCTCCAGTTCACGTTCTCGTAGTGGAGGCGTAATTACTTCAGGAAGATCATCGCGTACTTCAATAAAGCCATACGCTATGTCTGGCAACCAAGTCTATAATACACTTGGACATACTATGATAGATACTGGCGGTATTGGTGCGTTAGATTTTGTTAAGGGTATGGGTATTGCTTATGGTATTACTGGCCTTGGTTCATTGATAGGAAGCACTATTAAGGAAGCCACCGAGTATGACAACCTTATGGCAACTGCCCGTAATATTCTGCGTACCCATGATAGAGATCCACAATCATTTGCACAACGCTTTGCACAGATGGAGCGTATTGTGCGTGATGTTGGTGTCAAAACAAAGTTTACTGCACCGCAAGTAGCAGATGCAAGTAAATTCTTGGCTATGGCTGGTTTTGATGTAGAGGCAATTAATAAATCAATTGCGCCAATTGCTGATATTGCGTTGGTCGGTGATACAGATTTGGGTGAGACGGCTGACGTTGTTACCAATATTATGACTGGATATGGCATTGATCCCAGTCAGGTAAGGCGTGCTGCTGACATTATGACCATGACCTTTACAAAGTCAAATACAACTTTGCTTGAAATTGCAGAAGCGTATAAGTATTCTGCGAGCCTTTTGTCTGCTGGTGGTGTTTCTTTTGAAGAAGCTACTGCTGCAATGGGTATTCTCGGTGACGCTGGTATTAAGGGTTCACAGGCAGGTACGACATTGCGTACTATTATGGCAAATATTGTAAACCCAACAAAGAAACAGTTAACAAACTGGGAGCGCATTGGTGTGTCGCGTACTGATAAATCGGGACGTGTAAGGCCATTAACTGAAATCTTCCAGGATCTTAAAAACGCTGATTTGTATGTAGATGATTTCTATAAATTGTTCCACAAAACTGCGGCACAGGGTGCTGTATCACTTGCTATGAATGTCGATAAGTGGAATGAGATTGTAGAAAAGAACTTTTTATCAGACGGATTAGTTGGCGAACTGGCTGAGGAAAAGAAAAATACAATTCAGGGTCTTTGGTATCAATTAACATCTGCATTTACCGAAACTGGTATGCAAGTGTTTGAAGAGATGAATAGCCCCATTCGAGAGTTGCTTACCAGCACTACAGCTTGGTTAAAGACTGATGAGGCGAAGAAAGCTCTTCGTGAGATGGGTACACTCACATTAGACATTATTAAATTCTTGAAAGAATTTTTGTTCACCTTAATTGAATTGTATAATCGTTTTGGTGGTTTTGTAAAACTGTGGTTAGAGTGGCAGGTTCGATTATCTGCTGTATTGATACCATTAAGAATTTTTAGATCTTTATTGAACTTTAGTTCATTTGTTTTGGCAGGTGCTCGTGCTATTGGACAATTATCTATGCAGTATGGATTGCTATCTAAAAATATTACAGCTGCCGTTACTGCACAACGCGGTTTTAGGGGTGGTTTAGCTACAATTATGCCATTAAGTTGGGTGGCTAAATCTCGTGGTTACTCTCCAGCAGTAGTACAGAGATTTAAGTCTATGTACCCAAACCATTTAGCACCGTTATGGATGGGCGCAGCTGGAGCTGCTGGTATGCTTGGTGGTGTTGGTGGTGCGTATTTGGGTTCTATGGTTGGTGAAGAAGGAAGCACTGCCAGTATGTTTGGTACCGCTATTGGTGGCATGGCGGGTTATATTGGTATGACCAAATTAGTTGGTCTTCTCCCCAAACTGCTACCATTGCTTTCCAACCCAGTTGGCTGGGTCACTGCTCTTGTTGCCGCTTTTGGTGCGGCTGGGTATGCCTTATATAAGTATCACGAATCCATTGATGACGCTACCGCTGCAAACAATAGGTTCTTGGAATCTACATCTAATCTGAATGGCATTAACTATTCAGAGCACGCTACTATGGCTGATAAATATCTTGCAATTGTGTATAATAAGCAATTAGATGTCAATCAAGCAATAGGCGCACATGTATCATTAATGAAAGAACAATTGGGTTTAATGCAACAGGTTGAAAAAGAAGCAAATCAAGAGCCTTTTTCAAAAACTTATAAAACCATTTTTGATAATGCAAAGAAACCATTTGGGGCGTTTACAACTATAAATGAACAACGTATCGCAGCACTATCTTCAACATATAAAGATGATGGTAGTTTGGATTATGATATGCTGGTTCATACAGTGCAAAATTTGGATAAGAATGGTAGGGGCTTTCAGACGTATGCGTATAATGGTATTGATTTTGGACGTGAGAGTACCCGTTCTCTTAACCAGATAGCAGCTGCAAGACTTTTATACGGTTTAGGTAGAGATACCAGTGACGGCACAGAATTGGCAAAAACAATTGCTAATTTTCAAAGTCGTTTTCTAAAGGCATCCAGTATAGAGGATTTCAATGCCGTGTTAGGCCAATTGACTGCGTTTAAGAATGAAAAAAGAGCAAGTATTATACCTGGATCATCTCTTTGGAGCTTATCAACTGTTGGAAATAATTCGTTTGATGATAATAAACGTGGTTATCATTATGTCACTGCCTTTAATAAAACATTAGGTGAACAATTTGCATGGAATAATCCACAAACTGTAGCTGCTAATTTAATGGCTACATGGGTCCAAATGTTGCAATCTCATGAATCCAATAAAACTATCAGCGATGTATTAATTAAACAATTCCTGTTGGAAAGTGGTATTGATATTTTCAATGCAGATAGGTATGGCGAATTTGCCAGCAATGGATTCCTTGAAAAAATGGGTTTCAAAAATGGCAAATGGGGAGTATTGAAGAATGTAGAAGTGTTTGATGAAAATACTGGCAAATACACTAAGATGGATTTGACTGCTGAACAAGCAAGAACCTTATTCTTGTCATTCCATCAAAAAATCATTGACACTGTTAATCAGTTGCATCCATCAATTCGCCCATATTTTGAAAGTTATATCAATAACCCAGTTTGGTCATACGGCGATCCAAACAAGCCTCAAGCTAAGGAAGGTTCTACAGTAACTCTTGATGGAGTTAAATACACTTTCCGAAACGGCCAATGGGTGCCGGATAATGGAGTAATGCTTCCTATGTCTGATGCAGACATGCAGAGGAAATTAATTGCTCAAAATGGCACAGGCACTACAACTACAACCACTACAACCACAACCAATCCTGGTGGTAAATCTTCTGACTATAAGTCACACTATAATAACAATAGTGCAGCACCTAAGCAGGTGATTGTTAAAATTGAAAATCTGATGAATGTCGAGTCAGTAGACTTGTCTAATCCAGATAATGCAGCCGTAATTGCCGACTTGAAGGGTCAGCTTACTCAGGCTTTAGTTGATGTAGTACACGATTTTGATGAAACATATCACGGATAATGAGTTACTGGGGTGGAGCGTGGAACTCGCTCAAATTTTCAGTCGGTAGTTCAACCGATGCAATGTTGTCAAGTATAAGTTACCGCTACCTAAATGGGCCTGGCGGTAACTTGACATACAAAAATAATAGAGCATACAAATATGTTGCAGTCCATGTTGCAAAGCAAATGGCCATGCAAATAATCGAGGGGGAGGTCAATAAACTTTTCCCAAGATACCAGCGATATTTGGAAGGCAAGTTGCGTGATACGGTCCTAAAACAGCAAGAAACAAATCACGTCCAGCTTATCAAAAATCAAACCACCCAGCAAGAAGATTGGGGTAAAATTACAGCTGAAGGAAATCATACAATTATTGCAAAAGATAAGTATGGCAATGCGGTACATGAGGCGTTAATGATTTATTATGATGGGGATTCTGCTGTTCAAGTAGAAGACGTATCTTATGTGGATGGAAAGCCTAAAAAAGAATCATATTCCACAAAGACTGTGTGCTTTATTGATTTGATTCCTCGCATTAGTACACAAAGTTCAAAAAACTTGGTGCTTACGCCAGTACAAGGGCGTAACTATACACGCAAGGAACTAATATCTGGTGGAGACCTTTCTTTTTCTGTATCAGGTGAAATAAATTCCAATCAAGACGGAGTTTACCCTGATAATGATGTAAAGAAGTTTATTCAAATCATGCAATATGGCGGTGTGGTAAAGGTGCATCATTTTATGTTTAAGCAATTCAATATTGAACAGGTGCTCATTAAAGACTTTGCACTACCTCCTTCAGAATATAAGAACATTCAGCCATATAGTTTTACTTGTGTTGCAGTTGAGCCTGATGAAGACGTGATTGTAACCAAAGATACTATTGCAGCATTGAATGCAGAATTGACATTAAGCCCTATGAACAAGTGGTATAAATTTATATTGAACAGCAAGTATTCTGAGATGATTGCAAATGTTGCGACAAGCACAGTGTCTTCATTTGCTAATGCCGGATTAGATGCTTTAGTCCCTAATATATAATGGCAGCGATTAAAAACCAACCGAGTTTCCATATTCTCATTTGTTTGATTCAGATATGGGATTTGGCTGACCCTAAAAAGCCAATGGAGGAACCTTCCAGCCCCCGTTTGATTACAGAGGTGGAAAACATAGAAATCGAAGAGTCGTACCGAAAATTAATCGGTACGGCTTCTGTCAAATTTCCTCGTGGCACCGTTATTAAAAAGACGATTACTGAATTGAATGGTGCAGAATACAGTTCAAAAGTATCTGCGACAGTAGAAGATACTGGTGTGCTTGTTACTACTCGCACCAATTCTAAAAAAGCTGAGGTAACAGACTTTAAGGTCGGTTCCCGTATTCGCATTATGTTGGGTTATACGACAGACCCTAAAATTGCAGCTTTGGCCAAAATTGATAAAGATGGTAAGTCTATACACAATGACACTGGTAAATTAGCTGAATATAAAAATCACTTGACTACAATGTTTGATGGCTATATAACTAAATGTAGCATTGATACGCCCATTGAAATCAAATGTGAAAATCTCGCCAGTGGTCTTAAAAAAATCTCGTGTCCAAAAGTTCCAGCATCCAAGAACATGACGGTCAATGATTTTTTGGCCGCTGATGGTAAGTACAAATTGCTTGAAAACACCGGGCTTAGTTTGCATCCAGACACTAAGTCTTGTGAAATTAATATTGGCAAAGTGGGTTTAACAACTGACTTAACTGTTGCTGATGTATTAACTGAATGGGGGAAATATAAGGTGTTCGCTTACATCAAATATAATGGAGATACGCCATATATCGCAGTAGGTCGTTCATACTTTTCAAACGCTGGCAAGGATTCGGTTATCAGAGACGATTCATCTGAAATTCCAGAAATTTTATTCGACTATCATGTAGCGAATAATGGATTAACGCTCATGAATACCGATAAAGCATTCTTGGCTGTTGAAGCCACATGCTTAGATACTCAGGACAAGTTTTATCACATTACTATAAGACGTAATCCTAATTGGGATGAATCCAAGCCTACAAAAGATAAATGGCAAGTAATGAACGAAACTACAATCTCGAAGAAGGCGCGTAAACTTGGAGCCACCTGTTTCAGCAAATCAAAGGATAAGGTTGATTTGAGTACATATACGGTAATTCCATACATGTCGCGTAAAATAGGTATCAGCCATGATGCTTTACTGGAAGAGGCCATTAAATATTTTGAGAGCTATAACATGAATGGTATTGAGGGAACTTTAACCTTATTTGGAGATTTGGCTTTGAAAACAGGCACAAAAGTTCATCTGAATGACAAACTATATCCACAAAAGAATGGCTATTATTTAGTAGATGAGGTTCATACAACATTTGGCGTAAGTGGCTATCGTCAACGAATCAAGCTACCATATTGTATAGCAAAAGATAAACTTGAAAGCAATGAGCAAAAATAAAAGACCAGATTTGAGTTCAAATCAGGCTATTCGTGACGCGATTAGGAAGATTGCATGGCATGGTATCATCAATCAAGATGGTGTTCTGAAAGATACTGGTAAAGTAACCGGGTATGTTGCTAAAATCCATACTGATGGCGAACTGGCAGGCACCGTTGATGTGCAAGAATATTATAGCCTTTCAATGGAAGAAACCGAAGATAAAAAAATCGGTTATCATGAGGGTGTATATCTTAGTGCATTACAAGATAATTCCAAAGGACTTCTGATTATACCGAAATTATATTCAGAAGTAACTATTTCAATAGACCCGGAGACAAAAACAGAGTATGTTTCAATGTTTTCTCATGTTGATGTTATTCAATTGGATTCTCATGATACGATAACAGTTGGTGTAACAGAACGTGAAGAATTTGACGAAAGCGATGAAAACTCTCCAGATATTCAAGACTTGGAAGAAACTGGAGTGTTCTCCAAAACGACTTACCTCAAAGATTCAATCACTACTGAAGTGCAAGGTGAAGATGATGCTAATCATACCAAGCACGTGATGGATAGCGAAAAGGTTGAAACTGTGATTGGTGATGACAAAAGTTCTATGATGATGGATCAAGAACAAATTCATCTGAAACATAATAAGGCAGAAACAATTTTAGATGAGGAACAGCACCTTTCCCAGTTTGGTAATTCAAAAGTAAAAATTGAAGATGGTACAGTTTATCTCGGTAGCGATTCTGGAACCGATGACGCTGTGTTAGGTGTAGAGTTAGCTACCATATTGTCAGAATTGGTTGGATATATAGGACAAATCATGACACCAACAATGATGGGACCACAACCGCCAGCTAATATGGCCAGTTTTATATCCCTGAAGGCAAAGATAGACTCGTTCAAATCTGCTCATAGTGGATTCTTAACTAAGAAAGTACAAGTTCAGAAATAATGGCTGAGGCAAAATTAAATTTCGATGAAGCTGCATTAGATAAGTCTACAGGCTTATATGATCTGTACAGTCGTTTCTATGAAGGTATGCGTACCGCAAACCTTTGTGATGGTCCAGATTATGTCTCTAACCCACCACTAACAGAAAGTGGTGAGATAGATGCCGCCGCTATAGCAGAAGGCTTGGCTAACCATTCAACAATTCTGATGAAGAACTCTGCATACATGATGGCAAATGCTATTATGTCATCTGTAAGCGGTGGTGGTTCTGGAGGTTCTGCCGGCGTTGGTTTCTTGTCTCGCTCTGGAGATACGATGACTGGTGCGTTGGGAGCACTATATGGTTTTCAGGCTGGTCATTCAAATAAGATGATATTTGAGACAAGTATTGACTCAGATAACAAATTATTGGCTCATATATATGGTTATTTGACAGTAGATAAAGATGCGACTATTATAGGACATCTTAATCTTGGTAATGAAGGTATTTACTTTTCTAACCACCAATCAATATTTTATCAAGATGAAGCATTACATATCACATCAGAAAATATTAAACTGAATGGTAATGTTTCTACATCTGGAGAATTTGCAGTTGGAACTATTAAAATTAATAGCAACGGTATATTCAATAATACAAATGAATATTACCATGCAGGCAATAGTAATAATAGTACAACTGATTGGAGCATGAAAGATGCTCATGTGTATGGAAATTTGACTGTAGATGGTGCCCAGACATACAATGGTAGGCTTACTGCATTAAAAGGATTCGATCTTGGTGAAGATGGTAAAAAACTCCTCTATTCTGGCAAGAATGAAGCTACGGCGGCATTGTACGTTCAATTAGCCACAGACTTAGCATTATGGACCGGGTACGGCATTAAGTTTGACGATAAGTATATCATTAAGGTTCGTGGTGGAAGTGACAATATCGTATCTTTTGCTGCTCCTGGTAAAGTCATGAATCTTGGAGATAGCGATGGAGAGACAGCTACATCATACATTGCCCTCCAGACTGCGATTAAAAACTATGATGGGACTTATAATATCATTACCCAATATGGAGATGGTAATTTCAAGAACTCGTTAAGTGCTGGATGCGCTAATGCAGGTCCTACCGTATTACAAACATATTATAAATCTTCTGAAGACTGCGGCGTAACTTTCTATCGTAATATTCGACTGGGGGCTGTTGATGGCCCCGCAATTAAAGCCAATGACACAAATAGGGATATAGTTTTTACGTTGCCTTATTTACATGTTATTAAAAATGGCACAGAGCAATTACAGCAAACAGAGGTTATACCATTTGGCGTAGCGTATAAAGACACCACATCGCTATTTAAGGATTTGAGTAAAGAATGGTCTGCAAGTCTTAATTTTACTACTGACGCGGAGTTCTTTACCTTCCAGAAACCTATAGAAAGTACAAGTTTTTCAATAATTAGTGAGAAATATAAAACTCGATTAATTGAAAATACGCTATTCTTTGATGATGGAATTTTTCTTGAAGGGTTGACTGATGGCATTCGTTTTACGGGCAATGCGTATTTTGTCAATAATTTAAGTTCTATGCGATTTGCCAGTGGTTTTGCTGGTTATGGCTGGTCCATTATGCAAAGTGAGTTGGCAGGTGGTTTTTCTGCCACATTTGATGAATTGACTATTCGTAAGAAAGCAAGATTCTATGAATTAGAAGTTCAGAAACAATCAGTTACAAATGGGTCTTGGTGGGTGAGTGACGCTTGCTCAGGAGATTTCGTTGAAGAGATTATTTAATGGCTGTTTTTGATTATAAGAAGTATCGTATATCCCTTCGTTATGACACAAAGAAAACACAAGGGTTAAAAACTGGCGATATAGTCAGAAGGCAATATTTTGACGGCAAGAATCTCATCTATTCTCTTATGTGCGTTTTGGATTATGGCGTTGATAAGATTGTAGATGAGAACAATGTCGTACAAGAGCAACCATATTTTATTGGAGCCTTATTGGAGGGTGATGTCCCAAAAACAAGTGAGATTCTTGATTTTGCAAGAATTACCAACTTGTTCGACTTGAATAGATCTGGTGCATTGTATTTAACAGCAAGCGATGATCAAGCTCCATATATGGACATTATTGATGGTATTGGTAGAAATGCGAGTTTGTGTTGGCCGGAAAACATTGCTAATACAGAACAAATAGATTCTACATCACAATATGTTGTATATGGTACTGAATGTGTTGCGTGTGACTATACACGAAATGATACAGAGCACTCCAGAATTTGCCATATTCAGCGAGATGATACTCCGTATGATGGGTTTGTTGGATTGAAACAAGATTTCTATCAATATGTGGCAAATCCGAATAGAGTATTGATTTCCTATAAGGTTAAGGCATCGACACCTTTGTCTGCTACAGCATCGTTAGGCTATATAGACGATGTGCGTATAGACGGCTCGGTTGATGTTCACATCACTACAGAATGGCAATATAAATTACATGCGATTACTGTTGATTGGTCTGGAAGACATTTGCGTTCATTTAAGTTAGATTTGTCCTCTATGGCAGCTAATGATGAAGTATGGATTGCAGACCTGAACATAATTTTGCTATCCAGTGTGGCAAATTTTATGGACGCAAGCCAGATGAGGATTGGTAAGCTGAGTGGTATATCTGACCCTGTATTTGGGAAATTAGACGGATATGGCGGGTATCTACAAAAACTGTTTGCTTCTGCATCAGCCCATATTTCTGGTACTTTGACTGCTGGGGATGAAAATGGATTTGGCTCTACATTCTATGCAGGTAAAATACATCGCAATGCGTTTCTCAACTCATTGGATGTCAATTTTACAAATGCGATAGTCATCAATGATACAGTTGCCAATCCTACTGGTATGGGTAATGTCTATACAATTACAGATAAGGTGGAAATGATTGCGCAGAATGCAGATTGGCTGGCGAAGCGTATTGATAAGGGTTATTGTTTCTCGTTTTGGACATACGCAAAATCCCCATGTCAATTAGAAATTTCCCAGAATGGACATCTTGTAGGCATTTTACAGGTGTATAATACCGAGACTCATGGGTGGCACAGGTTGAGTGTCCCATTTAATCTGATTGATGCAGATGGTGAGGACCTCATACTCTCTATTCATCCTATGTTTACCGAATCTGATTCTGATGCTATTTCAGACGATAGTAGTATTGTTGCACAAGATGAGGTTGTGCCAGATGAGCCATTGCTTTATTTTACTGCGCCACAGTTAGAGTTGGGTAAAACAGTCACACAATACCAGCCAACAGATGAAATATTAAATTTCACAGAAGACTATGGTGCTTGGTTTAATCGAGGTGGTATTGGAGGAACAATTCAGAATCCATTGCTGCAATTGAACTTTGATGGAGAAGGTAGTATTGGTACACGTACCAACTCGTTTTTGTTACGCACGGATGGCTCTGGTTATTTGGCTAATAAAAACATTTCTTGGGGAGCTGACGGGAAAGTGGTGTTTGGTGATGAAGTAACTTTGAATTGGCACAACCTTGGTTCTTCTTTTCAACAGGCGGTTGTATCAAAATCAATTCGTATCACAGGTGCTGACACGTTTACCTTGCTTGGTGATGATTCTTCCTCATCAACCCAATTATACCCGCAGTCAATATTGCTGACAATGACAGAGGAGAATATCACTTCTACATCAAGTCAAAGAAAATGGTATTATTTGAAGGATGATGAGTGGGTTAAATTTTCTAATGCTAATGCTAAAACATTAACAATCCTTCCTGATGGTAAGTATTGGAATGACAGTAGCGTATTGACAGTTAAATGTGAAGTCACGATTGGAACTAATGTCTATATTGACACATTTACCATTCGTAAGCAATATATCCTTGGTTATACGGTAAAGGTAAGTTCAACACAGGGCGATTCTTTCAAAAATGGCAAGTGTGCCACAACTTTGAGGGCATCGGTGTATTATCAAGGCAATTTGGTTGACGATGAATTTGTTGCTGAGAACTTCACCTTTGTATGGAAAAAATATAACCTTCCAGATATTGAAAATGAGGACACGACCTGGTTTCAAGAGCAATATGATGGAGACGGTAACTTGATACAAGAAGCAATAGACCGCACACAACAATCTATTACACTCGGATATAGGATTAGCGGTTCTGACTTATTCATTTGTGAATTACAAAACGGTAGCTCAGTATTCCCATACACGTTCCCGGTTATCTTCTAAATATAATATTGTGCAGCTCCACCTATTCTGGGTGGGCTGCATGATAAAATTGAGGATTTTGGTTGACCTGCAATGCACTCTTCCACTATTCATATAATATTCATTTGATGAGTTTCAACTTCTCCTTAAATGTATAAACTATCAAATAATGGCAACAGACATTTCAGATCTGCTTAACAAACAGAACAATGCCAGCCAGCAAGCAGCCACAGAGAGCATTCCAGCCAATGAGAAATTGACGGCAGAGGAGTTTAAGAGACTGGTTGCAGCTGTGCAAGAAAATCAAAAAAGCGTGAAGAGTGTAATTATGGGTAGCCAGACTTACACCCCTAATGCTGACGGAGCAGTTACTCTTCCGTACACCGCAGAAGGAACAGAAATTCTTTTGAAAACCACAGATAGTACAACGAACCTGGTAAGTATTACCGGCTCGCTTGTATTGCATCTTTTATTTACCAGTACAACAGGTGGATATGATACAGGTAACAGTGGTACGCTGTATATCCAAACCTATGAGAATGGTCAGTGGGTAACGAAAGGTTCAATGGCTTTAGCATCAAAGAGTGCAACTGCTAACTATGATGAAATTGATATTACGGAATATTTGGCAACAGGTGCTAACCGTGTGCGTGTGTATGTTGTTGATGAATCATTTGGTTCTCCGTCTAACTATATCATTTTTGATTCAGTAGTATTGACATCTTTGAGACTGGAAATGGCCACAGACTATCATCTTCCAGTTACCAATGATTATTTACAGTTCTCATACTATATATATGGAGCTGGTGTATCAAAGACATTGCACTTGAAGATCAGTGGTGAAGGCGGTATTCGTGAAATTGAATATCCTATTGGCACCGGCACATATACAACTTCAACATATACTACACAGTCAATTACAGACTCATCAACTCAGGCAGTGAAACTGTTGACTCATGGTGTACACACAGTAGAGTCATGGCTTACTTGTGTTGATGGCGATGGTGCAAGTCTTGAATCTGAGCATATCACAAATTCTATTATGGTTGTGAGAGATGCTTCAGATATGACACCTTACCTTTTGCTTCAAAACTTGAAGTTAGATGTTACCAACTATGAACAAACCAATTTGTTCGATTACGCCATATATAACCCTTCTGGGGAGAATATGGAGTTGGCGTTTGTGTTGACTGATGATTCTGAAAGTAATGAGTATTTGCGCGTTGAAGATGAAGCCTCACCTCAGCAACAATATTCATTTATCACGACTGTAGAGATTGAGAACGACACAGATGATATTGTGTATGGATATTTGCACGTATATCGCAAAGACGGCGAGACATATCAAGATTTCTTGCTTGAAAGTACAGGTTCTTCTATCGCAATTATCAATGTTGATAACAAAGAAAAATTCAGTCCTACAAGTGGTGCAGATTTCTTTTTGAACCCTAAAATTCGCAATAATAGTGAGATCGCTCCAGACCGTATTCTCAATGCTGCAAAGGACAATGTTGAATTACCCGGAGCAAAATTTGAGAATTTTGGATTTGTTAATGACGGCTGGGTTGCTGCTAAGGATGGGCAGCGTGTGTTGCGTATTCTTGCAGGGCAATATCTGACTATTCCATACGAGCCGTTTGAAGCATTTAAGACCAATACGGCTTCCAGTATGACACTGGAATTTGACTTTGCTGTACACAACATCACCAATGAGGTAGATCCAATTATCCAAATCTGTTCATTGGTTGCCGCAACAGGATTGCCACTTGGTTTATATATGCGCCCTCTTGATGGTTTCTTGTTTACTCGTAGTTCAGCTATTGAAGCAGACCAGAACTTTAGTTGGGAAGAGGGTGTGCGTACCCATATTGCAATCAATGTCGTTCATGCTTTACGTTCTTCAACCACCAGTACGGAAACAGTCGCTTTAGTGCGCATTTTCATTAATGGTGTAATCAATCGTGAGTTCCCATTTGAAATAACTAACGCAAATGAGTTTATCACAAGTGCTGGTCATGGCGGCATTCGTATTGGTCAGGAAGATGCTGATATTGACATCTATTCTATCAGATGCTACAAGAAGGTGCTTTCTGCTGACGAGTGTATGAAAGACTATATGAGTACCTTACCCACTTCGGCAGAAAAAATTGCGTTCCGCGATGCTAATGACATTATGGAAAATGGTGTTATCAGCTACAAGAAGGCAAAGGAGAAATACAATGTGCTTGTATGGCATGGTTATGAACCTAACCACACAAATCAAGATAGTCAGAAAGGTTGGCTTGAAATTTCTCAGTTGAATCCTGACGGTACACCAAATAACGAATATAGTGGTACTATTGGTAAGAAGTATGGGTTATTGCCATGTAAAGGCCAAGGCTCTACCGCTAAAACTTATTTCTGGTGGAATCCTCAGTGGGATGTCAACAAAACAGTTGACGGCAATGGCGATAAAATTAAAGACGATGGCTGGGTTGACGGCAATGGCGTTGATCATGGCATGAAGTATCAGCTTTCCGCTGATGTTCCAGCCGCTAAAAAGTTGGTATTGAAAATTAACTATGCGTCTTCAATGCAGAGCCATAAGCAAGGTGCTACTGAGTTGTATAACTTGTTACATACCGCTATTGTTGGTAAGAACTCATTACAAAAAGCAGACCCTAAAGCACGTGTAACTGTATTGGAACGTCCATTCCTGTACTTCTTGCAGACTCCAGAAGATACCGAGCCTGTATTTCATGGATTGGGAACATTTGGCCCCGGCAAAATGGATAAGCCAACTTGGGGTTATGATGATGAGAACCCGGAACATGCAGATTTTGCAATGTTAGAAGGCTCTGATAATAACAAGCCTCTAACCGATATGCGTGTGCCTTGGGATGACAATGTAACCTATAACGTCAAGGAAGAGTATTTCGAGTACAACGGTGATGGCTGCTTGGACTTTGATGCAGGTTTGGTGTATGAAGAGGATGATGATGAAGGTCATGTAGCCGACCAACCACTTGACAATATTGTAGAGTATTATAAAGAAGCGTGGAACTGGGCGTTCATGCACTGTCCAATGATTCTTCCATATACAGATGGAAATCTTGAAGCATTCTTAGAAGACACTTCAGTTAATACCGAAAAGCAATATTGGATGACACGTGCTGGAGGTGGAGCTGCGATATATGACGTATATCGTTATGATTTCATCAACAAGACATGGGTTCCAGCAGGTTTGAATATTGGCGGCATTTACCAGACTAAAAATCTTAACACCTTATATCCGAATGCCATGAATGGTTTGTCGGCAGGTGCGTGGGATGAAATTAACTCTGCGTTCATTGCTGCGATTGTTGCTGATGCAAAGGCTACTATCGGCGAATACTTCAATGTAAAATCGCTGATGTTCCATTACGCATTTGTCAACCATTTCTTAGCCGGTACTGATAACAACTCTAAGAATACATATTGGGTTCTTGATCCTATCACACACTTAATTGAGGCCCATCAAGATGACTTGGACACTATCTTTAAGACAAATAACTCTGGTTATCAGATTAAGCCATACTATATTGATAGAATGCACCCATACTCTGATGCCGGCGAGTTGCTTTACACTGAAGGTGGCGGCAATGTGCTCTTTAACTTGATGGAGTTGATGTGGGAAAACGGAACTACAGAGTTAGCAGAGATGATGAATACAATCTTGACTTCTATGGCAGATTTAATTACTGCTGAAGACCAGAAGAAGGGGTTAGAAAAATCTGCATGGGGCGCACTGGAGAAATATTTTTTCGCAATTCAAGAATACTTCCCAGCAGTTGCGTATAATGAGACTGCTCGTATTCGTTACGAGTACCCCACATCATTGAAGTTTGTGTCTGACCGTAGCGTTAAGCCTATTACACAGTCTTTGGGAGATCAGTTAGCTTCTGAGAGACAGTATATGAAACGCCGTTTGGTATATATGTCTTCGTATGCAGCTTATGGAGAGTTCAGTTTGACAGGTGATAACGGTTTTGGTTTCAACACTTATCCTCGTATTGATGGTAGTAGCCCTACCGTAGTGTTGGATGTGGTACCTCATCAGTATCTATATCCTACCGCACGTGTTGGTCAAACATTACGCAACCCTCATGTTCGCGTAGCACCAAAAGAGGTGTATCATTTTGTTGTAGATGACAGTGGAGCATTAGGTGATACTGTATGCGGTTTGAAAGGCGGTAACTATTATCGTTCATTTGGTAACTTGGGTGATTTGTCTGTTAACCCCACAAACGATTTTACCATTAATGGCCAACGTCTTGTTGAGATTGTTGCAACCCCAACAGGCAATCCAGAGTTCCGTCCAAGTAGATTGAATGTAAATACACCATTGATTACATCGTTGAACCTTAATGGTGAAAGTTTACTTGGAGGTCAATTGGACATCAGTGGAAGTATTCGTTTGTTAAAAATGGATGTTCGTGGTACGAAGATTACTTCTGTTATTTTCCCAACAGCTAAGTTGCTGTCTGAAGTGAGACTCGGTGGGTATTTGACAGAGTTGGAAATTAAGGATCTGCCCAGCTTATCACTGTTGACACTTGACGCATACAGTTATTTGACATCGTTTGTTATTGGTGATAATGTCGGTACATTAGATTTGTATAATACGATTGCAGAGTTGTATGATGCAAAACACAATGAGACAGACGAGAATCGCAAATTGACCAAGTTGGCTGTACGTGATGTGGCCTGGGAAAATGTTACTGCTGATTTCTTAAATTGGCTTGTGAATATTCCAAATGTTCATATTACAGGTACCATATCGCTTGCTTCTACTGAATATATGACCTTTGAACTTAAAAAGGCATTGATTGAGAAGTTTGGCAATATCGACAATGAAACCAACCCACTTCGTATTTCGTATGTACAGCGTTCTATTAACAGTGCTCAGATTGGTGGCGATAATACTTTCCGTTCAGCTGATGTGAGAAAGTTTACTATCATTCCAAATAGTCCTAACGCAAACAACTTTGTTTCGCTGGAATGGTCTATGCCAACGTCTTCTTATGCGTCAGTGGACCCAAGAACGGGTGAAGTGACAGTAAATAAGATTAGTGAAACTGCTTTAACCGTCAAATTGACTTGTACAATTGTTACCACTGAAAAGACACTAACCGTAACGAAAGACTTGTATTTGTATGACCGCCCGGCAGCATTAGGAGACTATGTGTTTTCGGATGGCTCATATAGCGATATGTTGAATCCGCTGAAATCGCCTATCGGTATTTGCTTCTATATCGGTGAAACGGACCGTGCAGATGGTGTACCTGATAGACGTATGGTTGCGTTGGACGACATCAAGGGTTACAATGCTTCTACAAGTATTCCTTGGGGCTTGTATAGTGGAGATAACACAAATGGTATTACCAATATTACATTTGATGGAATCACCAATGTGTATGATATTTCTACAATTACAAACTTTGGCTCAACAGGTCTGAAGAATGCTGCGGAAAACAATTCTCCAAACTATATTCGAGACGACAACTATCGTGATCCTGACACTGGTGATAAATATGGTTTTGTTACTGGGTTAGGTGAGAATACGGGTGCAGGTGATATTGGGCTTCGTGACTTGACTTCTTCTATGTTTGAAGTTGCGGGAGCTGGAATTAATGAGGGTGAAAAAGCACCAACAGGTTTGCATCATACTCTTGGTATTATTGCTCATCGTAATCAGGTTCTTGATGCTGCTGGACTTTCTATCCCAGCTGCACAGTTCAAAGATGGTGTTCGCACTAAATCAGAGATGGAGAATCTGTATGAGCTAATAAGCAAAATCATTGAGAACAATGGTAATGCTGCAAAGTATCAGCAGTATTATTGGCCGGCGGCTTCTTACTGTTATGCTTATGAGCCAACAGTTGCAGATGGTGAAGAACTTGCACCAAAGTTCAAAGCACACAACTGGTATCTCCCAGCTATCGGTGAACTTGTAAGGCAGTATTGGTATTATCGCCAGGGACTTGCATCTGATTTGAATATTTTTGCTAATGCAATCAATAATGCAGTCATGGCTAATTATACAGCCTCGTACCGCTGGACTAGTTCAGAGTTCAACCAGACTAACGCATGGTTCGTCCACTTCTCCAATGGTTACTTCAGCTACTACCTCAAGTACGGCAGTCACGTGGTTAGGGCTGTGTGCGCATTTTAGTGTTTTTAGGGGCGGTTCTTTCAACCGCCCCTATTATAAAAAACTATTCATATATAAACTAACATTGTAAATGAGTTAATCTATAAGCGTACAAAGATGGCAAAAACAGTCTTTCAATCTTCTCTTTATCGAGCTGTCGAAAATTTGGCAATGTGGTGGATTCCTGTAGGTGGAAGAACACCCAACTCTCCTGTCCTAAGACATTATGTGCATTTGTGTTCTGGCGCAATTGATGATGCGCTGATTGCAATTCATTTAGGACTGGAAACGGACCGAGACGCTGCACAAGAGCGTTTAGACTGCATTGACACAGCGCATGTTCATTTGACAAGAGTGAAAACGATTGTAAGAATACTAAAAGAGTATTCCGATATAAATGGACACGCTCGTGTACTGTCAAACAAACAGTTCGCACATTTTTCTCTCTGTATGAATAAGATTTATACTGAGCTTGGATTATGGCGCAATGCAACATTAAAAAGGTGCAAGTGATCCCACTGACATATACGTATGAAAGTAAGCGGACTCAGTTTATTAAATGGGCGTGTCACTGGATCCCATGATTTAGTTAAGAATAAGTTAGTACACGCAGCATCAGCCTCGAACCGCTGGAGTAGTTCAGAGTACAACCAGACTAACGCATGGAACGTCAACTTCTCCAATGGTAACTTCAACAACAACAACAAGTACAACAGTAACGTGGTTAGGGCTGTGTGCGAATTTGAAAACGAAGTCCAAGGTTGGGTAGAT